ATGCCCAAGGCCGTCACCGAAATCCGCTCGCTGGCGCGAAGCCACACCAGGACCGCGATCAATGTCCTGGTCGGTGTGATGCGGCATCCCCAGGCGACGCCGGCGGCAAGAGTGGCCGCAGCCAATGCGATCCTGGATCGCGGCTGGGGCAAGGCCACGCAGGCGATCGAGAACGGCAATGACGGCGCGCTGGAATTGATCCACAGAATCGAGCGCGTCATTGTCCACCCTGGAAATCCGACAGCTAAAATTCTCGAGCCCCACGCGGTTTCCGATGCCGCCGATCTTCAGTCCGCTCTATAGGCGCAGATCCGATTTGGGCGATGGGGCAGCCGTGCGGCGGGACTGCACAAAAAATCCCGAAATTATTGGCGATAAATAACAGGAAGTTTCACAAAAAGCGCTGGCAGTAGTTTGCAAAATATAGGAGTCGACGTTCTTTCTCTGTGATTACCGTTTTGTCAGGTACGCGCTTTTGTTCGTGGCCGCTGCATATTCGTTGGCGGTACTTCTTCTGGCGCTATCGGCGTTAGTTTGGCGAAGGAGGATAGAGGAGTTGACGTTCGAACTCGAACGTCAATTCCTGCTGTATTGGCCACCTGCCTTAGCGGCGATGTTTTCCCGTGGCGATAATCGTTCATGAGATGAAATACCGCAACCTTTGCAGCATCTTTGATGATTGCCTATCGCTCGACGCTTTCAGGCATCACATACCGAGTTTCGTTATCGGCTTAGCGAGGATTTCGCTGGAGTTCTACGCAATAATAACTACTGCAGCCCTTCTCATCGCACTGATTCGAGTGGTTGAAGATTTACGTAGGAGAAATCAGTGACCGAGTATTTACGAGGCGAGGAAGATCGAAAAACGCGATATTGAACGATGTCCTACAGAGGCGCTCGTCAGAACAGCAATACTTTCGCAAGCGGGGCCTTGAGGGCCGGTGAGCTTCCGTCCGCATACTCAATGCACCGCAGCGTGATTCCTGAATCCAGTGTACATAGCTTTTGCACAAAATATCCTGAAATTGTAGGCGATAACTAACGCTGAGGAGCACAAAAATCCAGACGGAGGGGAGTAATTAGCGCGGCACTGCTTCGTCAAAGAGGCATCGCATGCATTTTTTTGAGGTATCCATGCCAGTTGCCGCATACGTCGATGATTCGCGAAAGTTCGTCATTCTCGACAGAACGCTGGTTATTGTTACGTCAGTATTCCTGCTCTCGCATGCAGTGGCTTATTATGTTTCGGCGCACAGTGACGGATTCGAGACGATAATTGTAAATCTTTTGCTGTTTTTTGTCGGGGGCGCTCTCGCGATAATCGTCTTCGTTCGTATCGCCGTACTGATATTTTTTCGCCTTTTCAGAAAAAGCTGGCTGGCATCGCCAGCCCTGCCTGCCTGTGTCACGCTATTAGCGATCTATCCCTTTATAGGACCAGAAGCAGCCTTCTACGTTATCGATCAATTTCGCTTTCAAATGAATAAGAGCTTCTATGTCACCAAAGTTGAAGAGAGCGATAGCTCGCCGAAATTTGTGGTTTTTGACTGGGGTAGCAGCGGGTTTGTGGCTTGGCGCACCAATTACTTTCTTGTCTTCGACGAAAACAACAGCATAGCGAGAGGCTTGCAAGATCCGATGGACATGCCGCTACCGAACGAACCGGTCAAATGTAGCACCTCGGTGGTTCCGCTGTATGGAAGCTTCTATTCAACAACCGTTTATTGCGACTTTAAATGACCCAGGAATTCCGAACCTTTACCCAGCGGCTCACCGATGAACCCAACGAAAGAACGCGAATTTTTAATGTTCAGGCAAAGACGATCGTCGACCGATTCGGCAATGACGTCGTAGACTCCCAAGGAAACAAGATATGGTTTCCGGTAACGTTCGATCCGGCCGCCGCGATTGCCTTCGGCAAGTCGCTCGCTTCTAAATCGACTGCGGCCGCCTTCCTAGATTTTGGTCGCAATGTTAAGGACGGAGGTCCATGGGATCTCCAACGTAACTATAATGGACAGTCGAATGCTCTCTTCGCGAGCTTATTCGCGCCAGCGGCTTCCTACGCCTACGGTCTTATTGGAGCTGCCGCGGGCTTTTCGCCGACCACCCTTATGGCCGCCGCCGGTGGATATAATATGTTGGTCAACCCCAAGACGGCCGGCCCGAACTTCGGCAGCAATCCAAAAAACCCTCCGTTCATCGCAAAGGGCGTTCGGGATTATTTTGATTCTACATATGGACCGCCAGCGACTGTTCCGGGTAATTCGCTTCAGGGAAGTCAGGCATTCGCGTCGGGCGACCAATTTAAAACTGCGTTCGGCCGTTCGTTTAACGGCGACATTCGTCGGTTGGTCGCATCGACAACTATCGGGAACATCACACCCTCAGTCGGATTTACCGATCCCACGAACGCCGATCCCCACGCAGGGTCCTTTCCGCAGGCATTGGATAAAATCGTACCATCCCCAGGGCCTGATGGCTGGTTGTCCTCGATGGTTCGTAACCGCGAGCTCGAGCGGATCATAGGAAATAGCGCGATTACTTCGCCGCTAATCGGGGGGTCAACAGATAGTTCCGGAACGTTCGACAGCCGCTTCGGAAACTGGGGCTCTGTCCCGGCAGGCGACTCCGGCGATACGGATTCACCGCTCCTGCGTGCGCTGGAGAAATACAGGCGATCGGAGGCTCCCGACGGCCTATCGTCCGTTGCCGCAGCGCCGTCGCTCGTACCGTCCAACGCGTCCGAGCCCGGCTTTGGTTCTCAGCTCGCCGACGGACTGTATGCTGCCAGAAGCCGGGCCGCACGGTTACTGGGCGGCGCCGGGGGTTACATTGAGAATAGCCTGATCCCCTCCGCACAGGCCGCATCCCCGTCGCCGCCTCTGTACGGCAGCGCGACGACAGATGCGGATGGATCTCCGCCTCCACTGCCAGTGCGACGTCTGGTCGGGCGAATCGTCGATGACTCGCGAACGTCCGCATTCGAGAGCGGCGCGCCGGTAGCGCCATCTAACGGGTTTCCAGTTTCCGATCGTGGGGATTCGTTCGGCGACCGCTTCGGAAACTGGGCTTCAACCGAGACAGGGGACACTCCGCAGCAATCCCAGGATTCGGCGCCTTCCTACAGCGAGATGTTTCGTCAATATCTGAACCAGCTGACCGCCGGCCAGCCGCAAGCACCTGCATCCTCTCCGGGCATCAACGCCCCGAATCCATATCAGTCTGTTCCGCCAATCGTCGCTCCGCCTGATTACTCTTCCGCAACCGGCAACGGCAGCATCGACAAATGGATCGCTTCGCTGGCAGGCGTCGATCCCGACGATCCCACGCAGTTTCAGGTGCCGCCGGTCTTCAGTCCGCTCTATCGGCGTTGAATGGACGCGGAGGTGACCTACAGAATCGAGCGCGTCATTGTCCACCCTGAGAATCCCGACAGCTAAAATTTCCGAGCCCCCGCGGTTTCCGGTGCCGCCGATCTTCAGTCCGCTCTATAGGCGCGGATCCGATTGGGCGATGTGGCAGCCGTGCGGCGGGACTGCACAAAAAATCCTGAAATCATTGGCGATAAATAACAGGGAGCTTCACGAAAAGCGCTCGCGAGGACCGGATGATCGGCGAGCTTTCTACTCGTGGTGACGGTTCGATCGCCGTTTTCGTCGTCGTTTCGATGGCTCAAATGACCAAAATCTCCATAGAAGAAAAAATGCGTGCTTCCACGGGAAGGCAGCGAAGACTACGTCGCGTCGCAGCGGCTAGTGTGATCTTTTTGTGTTTGGCGCAAGCACCGAGCGCCCGCGCCGATTCCGCTTCGTGTATTGCGAAGGTTTCTTCGTATGTCGCCGAACTTGACCAATTACTTTCGAAAGAGAGAAATTGGATCACTCCGTATAATGATCTCAATGAAAAATATTTCCCGTTTCGGGATTGTGAGGTGGATGCCTTGCTGGACGCGGTCAGAAAATCGAATTTTATTCGTTCAATATCTTATATGCCTCGCACGACAGAGTATTTAATACATTTCTCAAGCGATGACGTGTTGGTTGGCTTTACATACAACGTTTCCAAGAAAAAGGCGGGCCCCGACATCTACACTGCCGGATGGGTCCACAAGTAGCGGATTTACCAGATGCCTGAAAGAATTTTTCTTACCTACGCCAATGCGACCGCTGTACCTTACCAAGGCTCTGTGCTTGGGCATCATATTGTACTGAACTATGTCGACTCCGATGGTTATCACCACACGCTTCAGGGCGTGCCGGAAACCAAGTTTGATCACAATATCGATAAACTGGGGGCATTTGTTCGTGAAGAGATATTTTCAGACGGCGCGAACAATCGAGATTCGCCGTTTCAGCGATTGCGAGCCTTGCCAGGTGAAGATATCGATGTTCCTCTGAATCAAACGCATACGATGGTCGCCGAAGGCGATGATTTGAGTTCCCGCTGGGCGCTGATGAAAGACTTTGCCGACGAGGTGAATTCGACCGGATATGAATATCGTCCGGTCTCTCAAAACAGTAACTCTTTTGCGGGTGGGGCGCTGCAACGTGCGGGATTTTTTGGGCCGGGAACCAGGTTTCCGGAAAGATTTGATCGTCAGCTGGTGTTCGATCCCGTTAGTGGCGAAACCCGGTCCTTCTACGTCCCTGGTTTTGAAAAGCAGTTAGCAAATCCTATCAACACCGCGACGCCGATGCCTTTCCCTTTGAGCGGGTCGGTTGCGCCTGACGGAGTTCGCGCCCCCGGTCAGCCTCCACTGCCAGTGCGACGTTTGGTCGGGCAAATCGTCGACGATCCGCGAACATCCGCATTCGATAGCGGCGCACCGGCAGCGCCATCTCCGTCCAACGGTTTTCTCGTTTCCGATCGTGGGGAGTCGTTCGGCGACCGCTTCGGAAACTGGGCTTCAACCGAGGCAGGGGACACTCCGCAGCAATCCCAGGATTCGGCGCCTTCCTACAGCAAGATGTTTCTTCAATACCTGAACCAGCTAACCGCCGACCAATCGCAAGCACCTGCATCCTCTCCGGGCATCAACGCACCAAATCCATACCAGTCCGTGCTGCCGATGTTCGCTCCTCCTGACTATTCTTCCGCAACCGGCAACGGCAGCATCGAAAAATGGATCGCTTCGCTGGCAAGCGTCGACCCCGACGATCCCACGCGGTTTCAGGTGCCGCCGGTCTTCAGTCCGCTCTATCGGCGCTGAATGGACGCGGAGGTGGCCTACAGAATCGAGCGCGTCATTGTCCACCCTGAAAATCCCGACAGCCAAGATCTTTGAACCGCTGCTGCAGCCATCGCGCTACAAAGGGGCTTGGGGGGGACGCGGTTCAGGCAAGTCGCATTTTTTCGGAGAGATGCTGGTTGAGGCCTGCCAGGCCGAGAAGGGCATGCTGGCGGTTTGCATTCGCGAGGCGCAGAAGACACTGGCGCAATCCTCCAAGCGGCTGATCGAGAGCAAGATCGGTTCACTCGGCCTCGGCCACCGCTTCAAGAGTTTCGCCGACCGGATCGAAACGCCCGGCGACGGCATGATCATCTTTCGCGGCATGCAGGATCACACTTCGGAGTCGATCAAGTCGCTGGAGGGCTTTCGGATCGCCTGGGTCGATGAAGCGCAAACCTTGAGCGCACGCAGTCTCTCGCTGCTTCGCCCCACCATCCGCGCCAACCAATCAGAGCTGTGGGCGAGCTGGAATCCCCGACGGAAGAGCGATGCGATTGACGATTTTTTCCGGCGGCGCGAGCCGCAGGGATCGATCGTCGTCAAGGCCAACTGGCGCGACAATCCGTGGTTTCCTTCCGTGCTGGAAGACGAACGCAAAACCGATCTGCAGCTCTATCCCGATCGCTACGACCACATATGGGAGGGCGACTACGTCAGCGCCTTCGAGGGCGCATATTTTGCAGCGATGCTGTCGGAGGCGCGAGCCAAGGGCCGGATCGGCAAAGTCACCGCCGATCCGCTGTTGCCGCTGCGCGCCTTTGTCGACATCGGCGGCGCCGGCGCTTTTGCCGATGCCTTCACGATCTGGATCGTGCAATGGGTGGGGCAGGAAATCCGCGTGCTCGATTACTACGAGGCGGTCGGCCAGGTGCTGGCGTTTCACGTCAATTGGTTGCGCTCGCGCGGCTATCACGATGTCATCGTCCACCTGCCGCATGACGGCGTCAACGAAAACAACATCACCGGCAAGCGCTATGAAGATCATCTGCGCGAAGCCGGCTTCAGGGTCGAGCCGCCGGTGAGGAACCAGGGCAAGGGCGCCGCGATGATGCGCATCGAGGCGCTGCGCCGGCTGGGCGCGCAGATCTGGTGGAACGAGGAAACCACCGAACCGGGCCGCGACGCCATCGGCTTCTATCACGAACGCAAGGACGAGACCCGCAACGTCGGGCTTGGGCCGGAGCACGATTGGTCCAGCCACGCCGCCGACGCGCTGGGTCTGATGGCGATTTGTTATGAGGAGCCGGGCCGGGCGGGAAATTTCAACCGGGCGATCCGGTATGCGGAGCAGGGGTGGGTGTGAGGGGATATTGTTCGCTATCAGGTCGTCACAACGGGGCAATATTCTTCGATAGGTTCAAATGACTCAAAAAATCAGCTGGACGAAAATGCGCCTTACGGCGGCCATTTCAAGCCTCTAACAGCCTACCCACAGAGAGCTTGCTGTATTTCTTCAATTTACACCTAACACAAGATTTTCTAGTATGCACGGCTATGTCGTACTGAAAAGCTTCTCCCGTCGGGTGGGTGATTTATGGGCGAGAATCTGCTGAATGGTTTGCAGTATATCGGCGAGGTGCCGTGCGCTCGGCCGCGGGTTCGAGCAGATTTTGCTGTCATAATAAGTATCCTGAAGGCTACCTCGGGCTGTATCGGATCGACAACCGGGTTGGGCTACGGCTTCAGGTCGCTCCTCCTTGCCGGGATGGTGTCCGTATCTGGTCCCGCCTTGGCAGATCCGGATGGACGTCCTGCGACGCCAAACGTCACGGTAGCAGGCAAGAGCGATAAATGTCCGTCTGCGGATTTTACCCTATTCTTGCGCGCCTTTTCAAATAGCCCCGTGTTGCAACGGAAATACACGCACCTGCCGCTCGAATTCGGACTTTTAGACGTGAGTCTAATCGGCGCGGACAAGGAAAACGACGCTTTCAAGTCGAGCATGGTCAACAAGTTCGAAAAGATACCAAACTATTATCCGAAGAGTGGCACGGTTTATCCGACTTTGTTGCAGATGAAAAAACAGGGACTTAGAACCGAAATTACGACGATCAAAAACTCCAAGACCGGTGAAAACGTTTTTCCGGAAGAGACGATAACCGACCCCTCACGCGTGACTGTTTTAGTAACGTTGCCGGACACTGGAGTGATAGTATTCTATAGTTTTCGGAAGACGCAAGGTTGCTGGTTTCTCTACGGTATATCCGATCGGTCGACGTAACACTCGTTGATAAACATGACGATGCGACGGCCCTTCGGTTTGTAATTCAATTAGACTAATAGCCGATCGCTGGCAGCTTACGGTTTATGCCGGGATGACCGCAATTTCCAACGAATAAAACTTTATCAGTTTTTGGTTGAGTGCCCGCCGAGGGGGTGCCCAAGATTGAGGCCGTGCAATATCGATCACTCAAACGCGCCGATACCTCGCGCTCGGTGGCCGCGATAATTTGGCACAGGAAATCGATTTAACGCGGCAGCATTCTGCGTCATTGCAGAAAGTCACGCACAAAGGAGATCAGAAATGTCGTGGAAAGGCATCATGCGGCGAGTGTTGCCTCCGATCGGCGGCGTTTCGCCCGAAATCACCAGTCCGTATGGAGCGGTAAAGGGTAGAACGCCGCCCTCATCGATTCCTCACGGCGGCGTAGATTTCAACTATTCGGTTGGACCGACGGGAATCAATCTCACGCACCCGGCGCTGCGCTCGCCAGTCTCCGGAATCGTGACAACAAAACCGGGAGAGGGCACTTTTGGAAGAATAGCCATACGGGACAAGAATGGCTTTTCTCACGAAATATTGCATACCCATACTCAGTTTCTGACGGCAGGCGACCCGGTTGCCGCAGGCCAGTTGATCGGTACGATGGGCAACACCGGCACCGAGCAACAACACGTTCACTATCAATTGAAGGATCCTGCAGGAAATATAGTAAATCCAACCGCCTTCTGGGATCGACAAGGCCCCGTCGACCCCAATCCAAGTCCGCCGGCTTATCTTCAAGAATACCAACAATACTTGCAGGGTCTCGGCGTCAATGCAGGCAACGGATTTGGTAACGCACCGGACGTGGCAAGAGCGCCCGCCGTGCCGTTCGTTCCGCATAATGATGTTCTTTCTCCCGATCGTCAAAATTCGTTCGGCGATCGCTTTGAAAAATGGGGCTCCGCTCCGGTAGGCATTTCCGCGCCAGCCCCCTCCGATCGTCCCGAATCGTTTGACAACCGCTTCGGAAACTGGGGCTCCGCTCCCGCAAGCGGCGCCAGCGATGCCAATTCTCCGCTCTTGCGTGCGCTGGAGAAGTACAGGAGATCAGCGGTTCCTGATCCGGCGTCTGTTGCAGCGGAGCCAACGCTCGCGCCATCCAGCCCCGATAATTCGCCAGCACTCGTATTCGATCCGACCAAGCCGCCGCCGGCCTTCACGCCGTCAAACTACGCTTCGGCGCTCAGCAACATTGATAAATGGATAGCTTCTTTGACAGGCATCGATCCCGACGACCCCACGGAGTTTTCGCCGCCACCGATCTTCAGTCCGTTCTATCGGCGCTGATCCGATCCAGCGCGACGTAGTCGCAACCGCGGGGAGGAAACTGCACAAAATATCCTGAAATTATCCGCGATAAATAATAGGAGCTACACGCAACGTTCCTGCAGCATGGCAAGAATTGACGTAGTCTTGTTCTTCCAACGAGCACAGTTGGCGTAATATGTATTTCAGGTCCTGGTCGAGCCCATGTCCAACAAAAACATATCTACGTCTCGCCAGCGATGGATGTTCTATCCAATTTATGCCGCGGCTGCTTTGGTTGGTCTAGGCGCGATGGTTCTTCTCTTAACTTTGAACGCGACGCGTGAGTTCATTGGCGAAAGAGGCGTTGAATATTGCTGGATGTACGGAAGTTTTGAGCGATACCTATTCACTCATCTCACGTTAATCTGCGTGGATATAGCCGTGCTGCTGGGCTTATATTGGCTCGCGCAACGAAACTATTTGCTTGTCTACTTGATTGCCTGGGCTGCCTGGTTGCTTGGTGAACCGTTGCTGTCATTTTTTGATATGAGTTATTGCTAACCCGAGTGGTAGAACAAACGATGGCTGATCGAAGCGTTTTTGATGGATACTCCCTGACGCTCTATCGTCCTGATGGCTCGATTGTGGGATCTTGGCCAGCCATCTCGGGCAGGAGTAGAAATCAAAGGCCTAGCGATCAGAATTTGCCGTTCAGGGGACCGCTTACCGAAGGAAGATATTCTTTTTCGACAGATGACATCCAGCCTCTAACTACGTTTGATGCGGTGGCAGGGTTGGTACCGAAGCATGGGCGGTTTCCGGGATCGATGGCTGCTTGGGGCACGGAACGCGCAGCGCTTGTGCCGGATTCAACGTCGACCAATGGTCGAAAAAACTTCTTCATCCACGGCGGCTTTACCCCGGGATCAGCTGGATGTATCGATTTGGGGCCGAATGAAAAGGCCCATTTTGACGCAGTGCGCTCTACGAAAGAACCGTCTCACGAAGTAGTCGTTAGTTACGATCCTAGTCTTGAGACCTCACCCCATCCGTTGGCAGGAAATTCCGTTTGGAGCGGCACGAGTGAATACCTAACCGGCAGGTAGTTTGGACGATGCCGATTCTGCGCTCTTGCGTGCGCTGGAGAAATACAGGAACTCGGCGGCCCCCGATGGTCCGGCATCCGCGCCTGCAGCGCCGACACCGTCGCCATCCAACGCCGACAATTCGCCGGCGTACGTTTTTGATCCTGCCAAACCGCCGCCGCCCTTCACACTGTCAAACTACGCTTCGGCCTACGGCAACATCAATAAATGGATCGCTTCCCTGGCGGGCGTAGAGCCTGAGAATCCCACCGAATTTCAGGTGCCGCCGATCTTCAGTCCGCTTTATAGGCGCTGATCCAATCTTGAATGGCGTGGCGCCTGATTTTGGTCGGGCAACGAGAACCTTGGCTTTGCGCTGTGCATAACAGAGCCAGGGGCATCATCCCGGACGGCTCATAAAGCCCAGCCACGGATCTTGAGATTCCGGGTTCGCGCCGCCCGCGCCCCGGAATGACGAGTGTCTGAAACCTAAATCTCCTTCAAACCGAGACCTCACCCGATGCCCAAAATGTCCGTTCTCGATCTCAAATCCATGCTGGCCTCGGAAAAGGCCAACGCCTTGGCGGCGATCTCGGCAGCACAACTCGCTGAAGAGTGCGCCGATGCGATGGATTACTATCTCGGCGACATGTCCAGCGACATGCCGGCGCAGGACGGGCGCTCGCGCGCGGTTTCGACCGACGTGGCCGATACCATCGAAGGCCTGATGCCGAACTTGATGGATATCTTTGCCGGCTCCGATGAAGTGGTCCGCTTCGAGCCGGTTGGTCCCGAGGATGAAGCGGCGGCCGCGCAGGAGACAGATTATGTCAATCACGTCTTCATGCAGCAGAATCCCGGCTTCATGATCCTGTATTCCTTCATCAAGGACGCGTTGTTGTCGAAGGTCGGCATCGTCAAGGTCTGGTGGGAAGAGCGCGAAGAGGAAGAACGCGAAACCTATTACGATCTGACGGATGACCAGTTCGCCCTGCTGGCGCAGGCGGTCGAGATGTCGGACGGCGCCATGAAAATTATCGCGCATACCATCCACAACGCGCTGGACACCGCACAAGAGTCGGAGGCGACGAGCTGATGAAAGCCGCCGGAAATTACGCCACGCAGGCGACTGTTCCCCTTATGCAGGCAATGCCTCCGATGGCCACGCCCGTCACCCACGACGTCACCATCGTCACGACGAGGAAACTCGCCCAGGCCAGGGTGCTGGGCGTGCCCCCGGAAGAATTCGGCATCGAGCGCGGCGCGCGGGACGTCAAGACCTGCAACTACTGTTTCCATGAAGTCGTGACCAAAACCGAAAGTCAGCTGATCGCGGAAGGATTCGACGAAGATCAAATCAAATCGCTTGGCGATTACACCGGCAATACCGAGATCGAAACGCTGGCCCGCGATACCGTGGAGGAGCATTACAGCACCTCGGCCGGCGGCGTCAATTCGGCGGCGCGTCTTGTTCGCATTACCGAGCACTATGTGCGGATGGATTACGACGGCAACGGCCGCGCCTGTCTCTATCAGGTCATCACCGGCGGCGATCAGGGCGAAATCCTGCGCAAGGACGGTAAGGACTGCGTCGAGCCGTTCGACGCGATCCCGTTCGCGACGACCACGCCGGTACCGATGACGCATCGCTTTTTCGGCCGCTCGATGGCCGATCTGGTGATGCCGCTGCAGCGGGAGAAACCCGCGCTCAAGCGCGGTGCGCTGGATAATCTCTATCTGCACAACAACCCGCGGGTGGAAGTGGCCGAAAGCAATGCCGGGCCCAATACGCTCGACGACCTGCTGGTGTCGCGCCCGGGCGGCGTGGTCCGCACCAAGACCGCGGGCGGGCTGAACTGGCAGGTGGTGCCGGATATCACGACGTCGGTTTATCCGATGATGCAATATCTCGATGCCGAGCTGGAAAGCCGGACCGGCGTCAGCAAGCAAACCCAGGGCATCGACGCCGACGCCTTGCAGAATCAATCCGCGACCGCGGTGGCGCAGGTCTTCAACGCCTCGCAAATGCGCATGAAGTTGATCGCCCGCATCATGGCGGAGGGCGTGCGCGATATTTTTGCGCTGCTGCACGGCACCATCCGCAAGCACGGCCAGCAGCAGCAGACGGTTCGCCTGCGCAATGCGTGGATCAATGTCGATCCGCGCAACTGGAAAACCCGCAACGACATGACCATCAATGTGGGCCTGGGCTCCGGCGGCAAGGCGCAGCAGTTCGCGCAAGTGATGGCGCTGGCCAATATCCAGGAGAAGCTGGTTTCGGGCGGCAAGGCCAATCTGGTCGGCGATCCCCAGCTTTATAACACCGCGGCCGAGATCACGAGAATCATGGGGCACAAGAATCCGGACAAGTTCTTTAACGATCCCAGCGCGATCAACCCGCAGACCGGACAACTGCTGCATCCGCCGCCTGCGCCGCCATCGCCGCCGCCCGATCCGAAACTGCTAATCGCGCAGGCGAAGGCGCAGTCCGATCAAGCGATCGCCGCGCATCAGATGCAGGCGCAGCAACAGAAGGCGCAGAACGACGCCATCCATCTGCAAGTCAAGAACCAGGCCGAGATCGAGCTCGCCAGGATCAAGGCCGAGCTCGATGCCAAGATGGCGGTGCTCGACGCGCATCTCAAAGCCGCGACGGAAGCGCGGAAGACGCCGCGCTCATATCCGCCGGGTGCGCGGAAGGCGAGGGACGGTCATCATTACGTCGCTGACTCGAAACGGTCCGGCAAATACATGTTGGTGGTTCATCATGCCTGACTACTCTTTGGTGCCGGTAGACTATCAGCCGGATTTCGGAGATGCTTCGTTGGTTCCCGTAGACCACGATCAGTTCAGCAACGACGGCGCAACTCCCACTGATTTAACGGCTCTCGGGGCGTTTACCCCAGTGCCAAGTACTGGATCTGCCCGCGCTCCAACTCTAGCTGCTCCAACTCCAGTTCTGAACAAGGATGATTGCATTAGCAAATGCGTCGTATTGGCCTTGCCGACCACCGACTATGGAATCAGCTTTCATCGGTGCATGCTCGCATGTATGTCAGGTGGGTCCTCCGGCTTCCGAAGATGGGACAGACACTTTTAGCAAACGAACCTGGAGCGTAAAATGGACCGAGATGCAGCGATCAGGATTGATGGAATGTTAATAGGAGCGCGAGCCAATTTAGATGGCATAGCGCATTACATGAAAAACAATCTTTCTTCTGAAGAATTTTCAGAGGTCGTGTTATCACTTGGAAAATCGCTGTCCGCCCTGATAGATATCTCTGCCTCTTTGCATTCAAAATTTATCGATATTACTCCAAAGGAATTACTGCCACCTGGGAATTGAAGCCTTGGTCCGACGGAGAGGCAGCAGGCACTCCAAGAACTTGCGGCGTACACGAAAGATTTCGATGCAGAGCACGGCACGAAGCTCTATGATGCGTTACTCAAAAACGGGTTTCCAGCGCCATGATCGAGAACATCAAGCCTGCTGAATCGCTGATGGTGGCCGACTTCAAGGCTCATCCTGTCTGGGAGTTTTTGAACGACGATGAAATTGGCGAGACAATGGCCCGGCCGGTCGAGAAGCTCCCGGTTGAGACCCTCGACAACAGGATAGTAGGTACCCAGGTTTGCCTCGCGAATGGCTTAGAGGTATGGGGGCTTTTCGGAAATTTCGACGTCAAACATCCGCGCGCCACCCGACACTTCCTGGCTCTCTCGATTGAACGCAGTGGCAAATGGTTTCACCTTGCGCGCTATCAAGATGCCGAAGTTACGTCTCGAGGTCCAGAGGCGCTTGCTCGCTTCCTTGGTCTGGGCGTTGACGATGTATTCCCAATTACCGTGGACGTTCGGCGATACGTTCGGAGAGATCCTGCAGCACTTACAGCCATCGTGCTAAAAGAGCCACAAGAGAGGCTGACGCGCGAAGAACTCCTCGCACTGTCGTTCCGGCGCAGATCATAGAAGAGCGGATTGGCATAGCGTAAGCCGCCGCCTTTGACGGCGCGACGTTTCTGTACTTGGTAACACCAACGGCCCCTCCAAGAAGTCTCCTGGACAGCCCTAAATTCCCCCGGGCCATTTTAGTCCCAAGCTAAGGTCGCCAAAGAGAGAGGAATTTTCGAATGCTCAGTCTGGAAAATGATGGATCGTGGAGCCGCCGAGCGAAATTTGCATGCGGTAGCATTCTAGTCCTTATCGCGGTCTTCCTGATAACTATGTGGATGACGACCCCTGAGATTAAAACGGACCCATTTTTGCTCAATCAAGAAAACTGGCCCGTAACAGTAGAAGAAGTCGTACGCGATATTCTGCCGCGGATTACTCCGTACGAAAAGCTCGAAATGATGGTCACGAACAAGGATCACTTAAATTCTATGCATTTCGGTCTCGGATTGTGGGTACGTAACCGGTACGGTCTTTGGCGAGGAAATGAAAAATTGATACTTTCGGCATGTGGCTTCCGATGTGTTCCCGACGACGCCTCGGCGAAGATTATTGAAGCCGTATGACAAGAGCTGCATAAATAACGAGGGCCCGACAAGTTTTTTAACGATCCCTACGCGATCAATCCGCAGGCCGGGCAGCTCTTGCATCCGCCGGCGCCACCGCCCGCGCCGCCGCCGGACCCAAAATTGCTGCAGATTCAGGCCAAGGCGCAGATCGATCAGGCGACAGCCGCGCATCAGGCGCAGATCGCGCAACAGAAAGCGCAAAACGACGCCATCCATTTGCAGGTCAAAGCCCAGGCTGAGATCGAGCTTGCGAGGATCAAAGCCGACCTCGACGCCAAGATGGCGCTATTCGACGCGCATCTGAAGGCGACAGAAGCGCAGAAGATGCAGCGTTCCCCCGTACCAGGCTCGCGGAAAGTCAGGGACGGCCACCATTATGTTCCGGACCCGAAGCGGCCCGGCAAATTCCTGTTGGTTGTTCATCATGTCTGACTACTCTTTGGTGCCGGTAGACTATCAACTGGATTTTTCCGACGTTTCGCTCGTTCCGGTTGACCACGATTCGTTCGGTGCTGATGACGCGGTTCAGCAGGCGCAGGCTCAACTGGCACAGCCTCAACCGGAAAATCCGCCGCAACAGTCGGCAACGGGAGTCGGTCAACCCAATGTCGGCACGCCGGCTGTAGGCGGGAGCGCCCCCGGCGGATCGCAAGGCGGCGATGGTCTCAGTCCCAGTGGCGGCGATGCTGGAGGTGATCTCAACCCGACTTCGGATCAAGGTGGATCCGAGCCTGCTCCCTTTGACGGCTACGCTAATCCGACGCCAACGGAGGCTTTTGTTGCCCAGGGCAAGATGAAGGATCAGGAAAGGGCGATCGATGCCAGGGAAGCGAAAGCTAACGTCATCGAAGGAGGCAAGACGTACCACTTCGTAACCACAGGACCATCGTTCGTGGCCCGGACCGACGCCGACACTGGAGTAACATTTATAGCAACTAGTCCGTTTTATGGCTTCGATGGTACGCACTACGCGACTTTTGATGCCAGTCCAGAGCACCCAGTTAGAGTTACAGTCACGAGCGACAACAAGCTTACCATAAGTCCGCCTTAATGTAGTTGCGTAAAAATAGTCGGTGCGATTACATTTGGCGGCGACTTTTTTCCGATTTGATATCCACCAGGACAAATAGACATTGCGCGTCTCTCACATCATTGCGGCACTTTTGATGGTGGCACTTTCGCCGGCTGCGCTGGCCCAGAAATCAAGCGGGCATATGGACCTTGAGGACATGAGCGGCGTACCTGGCTCGCAGCTTGCGGTCTTTCGTGTTGCGATCTCCAAGACGGATGCGATTTGCCCTCAGCAAATCGGAACATTTCGGATCAGGGCAAATGACAGCGTGACGGACATCGTGACCGTTCTTCCGGGCGGTCGGGATTGGCGAATGGACGAAACGACAGGTCCCGATGACTTTACCGAAAGGCGGCGTGTCTCGACGGATTCTTGCCGAATAGATATCGACATCAGCGAGCAACAGCAAAGAAATGGCGAGTGGGTGCCGCTGTTGCTGCCGTCCGCTAGCCGGCCGAATGCCACCTCGGGTGGTCTCACTCGCAAAATCGATGATAGCCCCGCGTTGTCGCCGGCCGAACTCGAAGCACATGGTCGCAACGACCGGGCGAGATTGCATGCCGGCAGTTTGCGTCAGGGAGTAGGCGGAACTTTCAAGAGCGTCGTGGGATTTGAGGGAATGCAAGACTGCTTCGAGGCCGTCGGGACTTACCTAATCGATCAGGGAGGCGTGACGTTGTTATTCCCGACCGGTCTAGGCGGAGAACTTAACCGCTTTGCGATCGAGCGCGTGGATGTCGATGCCGACCACAGCACGCTCTATCTCTCGCGTGGCTCTTGCCGGGTTGGGTTCACCATTAGCGCCTCGATCTTGCGTGAAGGATCCTGGGTCCCGCTGGCCATCGCGCCAATCAACCCGTCGAAGTGACGACTGCGCATCGAACGAAACTGAGAAGGTTAGTCGTCCGATGGATGTAACGGAAGCGCAGAAGATGAACCCCGCACAACGCGCAGCGTAGCATAATGCATGGGACGTCTCTGATGGATATTCAAACAGCCAAACGATTCCAAACACACGCCGAACAAGCAATAAAGGAGCTAAATTCCGCATTGCTTCTTGCAAAAGCTACGAGTTCAGAGGAGGAGATCCTGGCTGTTAAGAAGTTGATGGGCGAAATCATCGCACGTATAGACGGGTTGCTGTATGAATCGATTTATGGCGACTATCCCGAGCTTCGCAAATTGGGAAAGCAGCAATGAGGAATTCGGAAGTCATTTTTGGTAGCGGAAGAAGAAATACGGTGACGGTGCTGCACTTTGGCCCACTCGCGGAAAGCCCGGGACGGCCACCATTATGTTCCGGACCCGAAGCGGCGCGGCAAATACATGTTGGTGGTTCATCATGCCTGATTTTTCATTGGTGCCGGTAGACTATCAGCCGGATTTTTCCGACGTTTCACTCGTTCCGGTTGACTACGATCCGTTCGCCGATGGCATAGCTCAGCAAGCGCAGGCTCAACCTGCTCAGATACAGACGGAGCAGGCGCAGCCTCAGCCGCAGAGCCCACCGCAACAGCCGGCAACGGGAACAGGTCAATCCGATGTCGGCGCACCGGGCCCCGGCGGATCGCAAGGCGGCGATGGTCTCAGTTCTGTGGGCGGCGATGTCGGAGGTGGTCCGAACCCAAGTTCGGATCAAGGCGGCGCCGAACCTCCTCCCTTCAACGGCTTTGCCAATCCGACACCGGCAGAGTCTCTTGTCAACAAGCAAAAGATGGATGATCAGTGGAAGTTAGTCGAGGCAGACCGAACAGGAAATTCAGGGGCCATAAGCGATGGAGGAGATCTGTACGGGTTGGTGACCACTGAACCAACGCATCGGTATCTGACCGCCGATCATACCGGACTAATGTTTACAGCGACCAGTCCGTTCTATGCATTCGACGGTATACGCTACGCTTTGATCGAAGCCAGTCCAGCGCGGCCATTGACGGTCACGGTGGGAGGCGACGGTAAATTTACCATTAGCAGGCCTCGATAGTGTTGCGTAAGGATGGCCGGCCCGGTTAGATGGGCTGCTTTCAACCGAAGATGGAAAACGGATGTTGCGCGCCGCTCACGCCATTGCAGCACTTTTGATAATGGCGCTGTCGCCGGCAGCGCTGGCCCAGAAATCAAGCGGGCATATGGACCTCAATGACTTGACCAGCGTTTTCGGCACACGGCTTGCCATCTTCCGCGTTATGTTCTCCGCGACGGACGCGATATGCCCGCAACAAACCGGACTATTTCGAATCCGTCCCCTTGGCAACGTGACGGACATCGTGGCGATGATGAAGGGCACCGGTCCAGGTTACCACATGGACCCGACGGCCGGCCCCGATGACTTTACCTTCCGACGACGTCTCGAAGCGGAGTCCTGCCGGATCGATATCGACATCAGCGAACAACAGCAAAGGAATGGCGAGTGGGTGCCGCTGGTGTACGCGTTCGCTAGAGGGCCGGAGGCGATCCTGAACAAGATTACTCGCCTTCGCAAGGAAGACGAACCCCTTCCTATGTCGCCCGCCGAAAGGGAAACATTAGATCGTGACCGTAGGGCGAGTGCGCATGCCGGTAGCCTACGTCAGGGCACGAACGGTACAATCAAGAGTTACGTGGGATTTGAGGGAGCGAAGGACTGCTTCGATGCCATTGGCATTTTTCAGATCGATCGGAGTGGCGTGACGCTGTTGTTTCCAGCCGGCCTGGAGGGAGAACTCAACCGGTTCTTCATCGAGCGGGTGGATGTCGATGCCGACCACAGCACGCTCTATCTCTCGCGTGGCTCTTGCCGGGTTGGGTTCACCATCAGCGCCTCCACCTTGCGTGAAGGATCCTGGGTCCCGCTGCCCATTGATCCATCCTACCCGTCGAAGTGACGATCGCGCATCGAGCGAAACTGAGACGACAAGCGCAGCATCAGATGGATGTGGACGAAACCGCCTTGGTCATGGAGGCAACCGCACACAGTCATGATCTGAAGACGAACAAGAATGCAAAAGGACAAAAGCCGATGAATGACGAAAACCGTCTGGACCAGGCCGCCGTCAAAGCGCTCCGCGCGCAGGAGTTGATCGACAACGAACTGCTGACCGAAGCCTTTCGCGGACTGGAGGAAAACTACACCGCGGCATGGCGCGCCAGCACGATCGACGACGCTGGTGCTCGCGAGAAACTGTTTCTCGCCATCAATATCGTCGGCAAGGTCCGCGACCACCTCGCCGCCATCATCGCCAACGGCAAACTGGCGCAGGCTGAGTTGAAGGAGTTGGCGCAGACCGCCGAGCGGAGGAGGCGGTTCGGGATCGTGTGAGGCGATAGCCTGGGAAGAGAGTGACGTTATTCTCGTTTTGTTCTATTCAAAGATAACGACAACTAACGGCTGAAAAGGCACATGCGAGGTATATAGGACCAAGAAATTGCCCAATAATCGGGCCGAATTGGGTTCCATTCGGTCTCAAATCACGTTAAAGTTGCGTAATCTCACGATTCAGCCGTTAAAAGGCGTTTGAACCCAACCATTTGTATAGTGATATCATCTGTAGTAGCAAATAGTGTCAACCCGTGAAACACTCATCGCATCGATCCGGGAAAGCGCGAAAAATGTTCGCTACGACGATGCTTGCAAGGTCGCTGGGTGGCTCGGCTTCAATGCCAAGGGCCAAAAGGGTTCACATGCAGCATACTCAAAATCTGGGGAGTCAGACCTTCTGAATTTTCAGAACAGGAACGGTATGATTAAGCCATATCAAGCCAAGCAACTGCAAAAAATGATTGCGAAGTACTGGCCCGAAAACGAAACGGAAGCAGAGAGTAAAAAGTGATCGACGCACAACGATATCCGGCTCAGGTATTTTACAGCGACGAGGACGAAGGATTTATTGCCGTCGCTACAGATTTGCCGGGCTGCTCCGCTTTCGGCGAAACCCAAGAGGAAGCCGTAGCAGAATTGCGCGATGCTATCGATGCTTGGCAACTAGCGGCCAGCAATGCTGGCAACCCTATCCCCGATCCGTCAAAGCCCCAACTCGACGATCTCCCGAGCGGGAAGATTCTCCTTAGATTACCCCGCACCCTTCATGCACAGCTCATCGAGCGCGCAAAGTATGAAAATGTCAGCTTAAATCAGCACTTGGTATTTGTGCTGACTGCGAGCACCTCTTCCGCAGGTATAAGAAATGCCGTTATGAACTCCCGCGAGATGTGGTCAGGCAGCGTGGCGGTCGTGAACTTAATTCCCTTCAATCACGGCGCAGGTAATCTTGTGCTTATTCCTACCTCAGCACAAGGAATGGGTACAAATTGGCATCAGTCGAGCGCCAACAATCTATCACCCAAATTAATCGAGTACTCCCATACTGGGAGCGTGGCCCATGGTTGAAACGACATCATTTACTTTTAGTCTAAAAGAGGTCACCGAATCTCTACTTAAGCAGCATGGCATACACGAAGGTAAATGGGTGCTTGCTATCGAATTCGGCCTGAATATAGGAATGATAGGGCTTGTCCCGACTGACGTTAAACCCGGCGTGATGATTCTAGCGAATAATCTGCAACTTCAAAGAGCGACCGAGCCGGGATCGCCGCCTAATTTGATCGTCGATGCTGCGGTCGTAAATCCGATTCAAAAACCAAAGAAAAAATGATTTGGCTATGCGGTTTCTACGTGCCGCTGCCAGTACCCGGTAAGATCAACGCTCTTGCCTCGCTTCATTGCCAGCGCTGCTACGCGGTTCACCTGATCGCCATTGGAGACGCGGCGGTTATCTTCCCGCCATGACGACTCCTGCGCGTAGCGAAGTAAATATGCGCCAGCGATATGGTGATGGATGCCGATTTCAGCCTGACGCAAGCGGCTGAAATATTCCTCAGCTTGGTTCGTGCAGGCACCGTCAAGGCTGTAAGCCTCTCGACGCGTAGAGACGACACCCGAAAGGTCCGCACTTTGATCGGGCGCGTCATCCCGCGCGACGCCAATGGCAACGAAGACTGAAGCGATCCGTCGGCAGTCGGTCTTGCGGCATTGCGTTACAACCCGAACAATAATCTGTTGAGAGCGCGCTGACACAAGCGACCGCAGAACACCCGAATTGGCAATATGCCAAACGCCGACCCTGCAAGACAGGCGCCCGGCGAAATACCCCCACGGGAGAAGCCGAACCGGAAGAGACCCTTCCGCCCATCGCGCACCCGAGGTCCTGGACAAAGGACGTCAACAGCGATTTCAAAGCCTTGCCTCGCGCCCTGCTGCAAGAAACTGCATCCGCGAACAGGAACGAGAATCGCAGTTATCCGAAGTCAGAACCCATTCAAGCTCTCACCGCGAGAGCGTACATGCCGGCTTGCTCAAGGCACGGCCGAACAGTTGCGCGCAGCGCAGCTTGAAGCCATACGGCGCCGGCCATCATCAAGGACACAGAGAATATGACTCTCCCGACTTCCACCTTTGCCACCTATCAGGCGATTGGCAACCGCGAAGACCTCAGCGATATGATCTATCGCATCGATCCGACCGATACCCCCTTCATGACCGGCGCGGAGAAGGAAAAAGCCACCGCCGTCAATCATGAATGGCAAACCCAGGCGCTGGCGGCGGCTTCCGGCTCCAATGCCCAGCTCGAAGGCGACGATCCCACCACCAACACCACCACGCCGACGGTTCGTTTGGGCAATCTCTGCCAGATCTCCTACAAGGTGGCGCGCGTAACCGGCACCCAGCAGGCGGTCGATCATGCCGGCCGCGACAACGAACTGGCGTATCAGGAAATGCTCAAGGGCCTTGAGTTGAAACGCGACATGGAAACCACGCTGGTCGGCACCAACCAGGCCAAGGTCGCCGGCAATACCACGACGGCGCGGCAGACGGCGTCGATCCTGTCCTGGATCGCGAGCAATACCAGCATGGGTACCGCCGGTTCGCCGGCCAACCCGTCACCGAGCGACGGCACCAGTTCGCGTACCGACGGCACCCAGCGCGCCTTCACCGAGGCTTCGCTCAAGACCGTACTGTCCTCGATCTGGACCAATGGTGGCAAGCCGGGCGTGATCTTCACCGGCGCCTTCAACAAGCAGGTGTTCTCGACTTTCACCGGCCGCGCCACCGCTTTCGAAGAAGCCAAGTCGAAGAAAATTGTGGCGTCGGTCGATGCCTACGAATCCGATTTCGGAACGCTCAAGGTCGTTGCCAACCGCTTCCAGCGGGCCCGCGACGTGCTGGTTCTGGAAATGGACAAGTGGGCGGTGGCCTATCTCAACGGCAGAAAGATGGTCTCGCTGCCGCTGGCGAAAACCGGCGACTCCGACCGGCGGCAGATTCTCTCGGAATATGCGCTGGTCGCGCGCAACGAGAAATCGTCCGGCGGCGTGTTCGACCTGACGACGTCGTAAGCCTCGTCATCCACTTAACCCCTGAGGCGGCCCTCGGGTCGCCTCTTTTCTTTTCGGATCTCTTCGGAGGCTTTTCAATGCCACTTCCCGGCAATCATACTCTCAATACCATCGATCTCACGGCCTATACGCCGTCATGTGGCGGCACGCCTGTCGCAGCCTATGTCCGCGCTCCCTTCCGTTGTCGTCTGTTGAAGGCGACCGGAATACTCGGCGGCGCCATCACCACTACGGACGGAACCATCACGGTTTCCGGCAACTCAAACACGCTGCTGACATTCACGGTGACGCAGTCCGGTTCGGCCGCCGGTCAGCTCTTTAGCGGCATGCCGGCGTCGCCGGCCTATTTGAACGAGGACGACGTCATTGTGCTGTCACCCTCGGGCGCGTCGGGTTCGACCATCCCGATGCACTTCTCCGTCGTCGTGCGGGCGGCGTAACATGGCAAACTTCTTTCCAAAACAGCAGGCCTCACGGCCCGGGACCACGCAGACCATCGCCTATGATGCGTCGGTGGCGGCCACCAACGCGTTCGGGACCGAGACCTATCAGGTCAGGCTCGTCAGCGATTCCGGTTGTTGCTACCAGATCGGCGACGGCGCCCAGACTGCGACAATTGCAAGCCCGTATCTGCCGGCCAATGTTGTCGAGTATGTCATCGTCACGCCGGGCCAGTATATCGCCGCGATCAAGGCAGCAACCAATGGCCTCGTCACGGCGACTGCCGGCACGTTGTGGATCACGGAAGTCTCGTGATGCAAGCTCGTGTCCTGTTCGACAGTAATGGCCGGGATCTGACCATCCAGCATGTGCAGGACGTCGAGACCATCCTTGAATGGAACAAGGCTTCACGTAGCAAAGATCAGCGCAGCGATTGGGGACGTCATGTCGCACGCATCCCCAATGTCATCTATGTGCGCTGGTTCGATGAAGAACATGCCAGAGGCAACATCTCCTTGCGCATGTTTACGCCCGAGTTCGATCTGGTGGTGCAGAACAAATTGCAAGATCCGGAATGGGCTTATCTGAGAACGGATAGGCCGGCGCTTCAGGCCGGCTGGTCGGCGGGGTCAAGCTAATGGCGATTAACACCTATGCCACGCTGGTCACCGCCGTCACGGAATGGCTGGCGCGCGATCAGGACGCGACCCTGATCGCGCGCATTCCGGATTTCATCGTATTGGCGGAGGCGAAATTCAATCGCGAACTGTTCGTGCGGCAGATGGAAGCGCGTTCCACGGCTTTGGTCGATATGACCTCGACCGAGCCCGAATTCATTTCGCTTCCATCAGATTTCCAGTCGATGCGCAGAGTGAGATTGTCCAGCGTCACCGGCAAGCCGTGCCTTGAGTTCAAGTCCGGCACGCAGATGGATGAATATCGGTTCTGCACATCAGATGTGGCAGCGCAGCCGCGCTACTTCACTGTCTTCGGCGATGAGATCGAATTGGTGCCAACTCCGGACCAGGCCTACACCATCGAAATGGTGTACCGGCAGAATATTCCACCGCTGGCTTCAAACTCACCGAATTGGCTGCTCGCTCTGGCGCCCGATTTGTACCTCTACGGCGCTCTGCTGGAATCCGCTCCTTACATCAAGGAAGACAGCCGCATTCAAACCTGGGGCCTCGGCTTCACGGCCGCGCTGAACGATTTGAACAGTCTTGGCATGACATCGGCGTTCAATGCCGGGCCGATGACGGTTCGCGTCTCCGGGCAAGTTTTCTAAGGGAACAAGTAGATGGCATCGTTCAACAAATTCAATTGCTTCGTTGGTGACGTGGCGCACGCGCTGCACGATATGAAAACCGGCACGTCGCAAGTCTACAAGGTTTATCTGACCAACACCGCTCCTGTAGCCACTAACACGGTTTACAATACGCCGGCGGATCTTTCGACCGCCAACGGTTACACCGCAGGCGGAACGACGATCGGGACCACGACAGGCGCCCAGGCGTCGGGCGTTTTCAAATTCACGGCCGGCACACAGCCGTCATGGACGGCATCCGGAGGATCGATAGGTCCGTTCGAGTATGCCGTCCTTTACAATTCAACATCGGGAACGCAGCCCCTGATTGGCTGGTGGGATTACGGCACAGCGATCACGCTGACAAACGGCAATACCTTCACGGTGACGACCGATCTGACCAACGGCATTTTGACGATCACGTAAATGGCAAAGCTCTACAACCTTGCTCGCATGACGACGGCGACGACCGGGACGGGAACGATCACGCTTGGTAGCGCGGTTTCGGGCTATTTGACATTTGCGCTTGCCGGTGTGGCAAACGCCGACATTCTCGATTATGCCATCAAAGACGGTTCCAACAGCGAGAACGGCACCGGAACTTATACCTCATCCGGTACTACACTGACGCGAACGGTCACCAAATCGACCAATTCAAATTCGGCGATAAGTCTGTCAGGCACTGCCGAGGTCTTTATCTCCCCCCGCGCCGAGACCCTGAACGATGCGTCGCTGATTACAACTGGCACGATGGCGACTGCGCGACTTGGATCGGGCACGGCAAATTCGACTACGGCGCTGTTCGGCGACCAGACCTACAAGACGATCTCAAACGCGGGTCAGTTTCTCAGCAGCGAGTTTCACAATTCGTCCGCGACAATCACCATCCCAGCCAGCGCCACCAAGGGCGAGTTCATTCTGTTGGGCGGCACTGGAGGCACAAAAACTGTCAGCGGGGCAATTTCCGGCCCCGGCGGCGGCGCTGGGCAACTCAAGACTCTTACAGGACTAACGCCGGGCAACACCCTTGCTTTTACCGCTGGCGCTGCGGGTTCTTCCAGCGGTGGCGCGGGGGGCACCAGCACACTCGCGTCCGGCACTCAGACAATTTCAACCCTGACTTCTCTCGGAGGTTCTGGTGGAGGGGTTATCGGCAGCGGCGCTGGTTCGGTTGCTGGCGGCGCGGGCGGCGCGGCACCAAGCTCCGGTGATATAAATTCGGCGGGACAAAAGGGAGGCGACGGCCTCAGCATCACCGTCGCATGCACCACGGTGAGCATAAATGGTGTCGGCGGCGTCTCCGGGTTTGCCAACATCACACAAGGCGCAAGCGCCTCCGCCACAGCCGGCCAAGCCGGTGTCCTCCTCATCCGCTGGTACACATCATAAGGAGATCGACGATGGCCGCCTACCTGTTGCTGGACAAGGATCGCAAGGCGATCAACGTCATCGAATGGGATGCCATATCAGAGCATGTCATGGGCGAAGGCGTTGTCAGCCTTGTGCAATACGATGGCGTATTTCATTCGGGCGGTGTGTTCGATGGTGGAAAGATTGTCGATCCGAACCCGGCGCCGAGCGCCGCCCAAGAAGCGCCGCAACCCATGAGGGGGGAGGCCATGAGTGTCCTTGCTTAGTCATCAGGTCGTAGCTCCAAAGGGCACGATCTACACTTTCGAGAAGACAGGCGACGTGTTGCCGATGCACCGGCATACCGAAGCCGACGTGCATATCACCTGCGTGATGCGCGGCCGGTTTCGCATCCACGGGCCTGATCCGAAGCTAGGCGATAGAGAATATGAAGCAGGCGCGTTCATTGATTGGGCGTCCGGTGTCGATCATGAATTCATCGCGCTCACCGACAACGCGCGGATCGCGAATTTTCTAAAGATCGCGCCGAAGTAAGATGCTCGGATTTGATGCGCTAGGCAGGCTCGCCTTAGGGCAGGGCGCCAATCAAGGTGCGACGACGGTTATCCTGTCAGCCGTAACCGGCGCATTCGCGGTCACCGCGTCGAATGGGCTGTTCCTGATATCCCAGTCATTGTCCGCGACCTCCTATGTAGTGGCCGGGCTCAATGTGACGTTTCGTCCTGGTTTGTCTGCCACAACCAGAACCTATTCGGTTGCAGGGAATGCTTCGACTTTCCCGTTTCTTTTTCCGGTCGGCGCGGGCAGCTATTCGGTCAGGTGCAACGCAGCAACCTTCGCGACAGGGTCGTTGTCGGCCAGCGGTTCTTACTCGGTGACGGGAAGTGCGACCGCGTTCATATTGTCGACGCGCGTCAATCCAGGCGCATACACCGTCTCCGGAGACGCCGCGACACTAACGCGCGATTTCGAAGCCTGGTTGCCTCGCCCGTTCGATACCGACAACTGGACGGCGCAGGCCATTCAATCGGAAGCGTGGACGCCAAAAGCAATGCCGTCCGGCGCATGGACCTCAAAAACCGAGGCAGATCAAACATGGACGCCGGCCATCAAGCAGCCCGAGACCTGGACAACTGAATAATGCCCTTACTCCCGTTCGGTGAATACAAGCCCGACGTATCGGACTATGAAGGCCACGCCAGCCGGAATATCCTGAACGCGGTTCCGCGCGGCGATGGCTATGGCCCGTTTCCATCGTTCTCGGCCTATACGTCGGCGCTTCCCGCAGGCTGCCGAGGCGCCTTCTACGCACTGAAATCCGACGGCACGGTCATCACCTTCGCCGGCACAAGCACCAAGCTTTACCAGCTCAACAATACCAATTTCACGTGGACCGATGTTTCGTTAAGTGGAGGATCCTACAGCGCCCTGACTTCGACGGCCAATTGGCAACTCGCCCAGACCGGGAATTTGGTGTTTGCAACGCAAGCCAATGCTCTGTTGCAAGTGTTCGATCTGTCATCGGCGACGACATTTGTAAACGCGTTGGGATCACCACCTCAGGCAGCCTACATCACCGTCGTCGGCAGTTTTCTGGTTCTGTCCGGGCTGCTCTCTGCGCCGTTTAGAATCCAATGGTCGGGGTTGGATAGCTTCAACGCGTCCACAAGCTGGGCGTCGGGAGTCAATTCTTCGGACTTTCAGGATTTTCCTGACGGAGGTCTTGTCCGTGGCGTGGCCGGCGGTTCGCAATCCGGAATCATCTTTCAGGATTTGGCGATCCGCAGCATGTCCTATGTGCCGGGCTCGCCGATCATCTTTCAGATCGACCGTATCACGCAGGACAAGGGTCTCTATGCGCCATATTCGATCATCCGGGCGGGCGAGCGAATCTTTTTCTACGCCGGTCAGGGCTTTCACAAGATCGAGCCCGGCGGCGTGCCCGAGCAGATCGGGCGAGAAAAGGTTGACCGGACATTCCTGGCGGATCTGGACAAGAGCAATCTGCAACTATTTATGGGCGCCGCGGATCCGCGAAGCACGCGGGTCTATTGGGCATACAAGTCTGTCTCCGGCACGGTCGGGACTTTCGACAAGCTGCTCGGCTATGATTTTCTGCTCGATCGGTTCTTCCCGGTAGCGGTGACCGGCGAATATCTGCTCGGTATTTCCCAAACCGGATTGACGCTGGAAAATCTCGACAGCATTTCCGCCTCGCTGGATGCGCTGACGCTGAGCCTCGATGCCTATGCCACGGCGGTGCAGCCGGAAATCGCGCAGTTCTCAAGCGCGCATGTGCTGGGCTTTTTCCGCGGCACCAATCTTGAGGCCACGCTTGAAAGCGCAGAGCAGGGCACGGATGGAACGAAGATATTCATTCGCGGCTTCCGGCCTGTAACCGATGCTTCCGCGTTTTACGGCTCTGCATCTTATCGCGATACTCAGATCGCAATGGCGACGGCGGGAACGGAAGTGCTTGTCAATTCCAGAACCGGACGCTGCGATATGCGGCGCGCCACGCGGTATTCGCGCTTCAAGGTTCGCATTCCTGCCGCCACGACGTGGACCTATATTGCAGGAGTTGAGCCCGATGTTACGCCGGAGGGCGCGCTGTGACGGCTTGCGTTTTAAGCGATCACCGAGACAATTGACGATGTTCCTATTTTGTTCTATAAGTACTTAGCGTGTCTTTGTAGCGAAATGCGGGCATTGAACATGTTACGCCGGAAGTTCGGCCGGGGTGAACGTCAAGGGGATACGGTTCATCTCGCTCACGCCACTCGTCAGCGTTCCCATGGCGCGCCCACAGGCGAGCGCCTGAGCCTGGTATCATTCGGTCCTCGCTCTTTCATTTTCCGCATCGCAAAAGTTGCAGCTCTGAGCGCATTATTCCTTGTTTGTTGTGGACCGGAAGCTTCCTGCGCCGAGCAGCCCGACTTCGGTCTTTACGCTCGTGCGGTTGAATTTTGCCGCGGCAATGTGAACCGTCCCATGGCACTCGCGAAAGATAAGAGGGTTTTGTGTTTTGATGGCGAGATATCCTCTGGACAGGATATCTCGTTAGGCAAGGATCTCGAAGAAGAAAGTCTTTTCGTAATTCGAAGTTTCGGCAATGACGTGGTCAGTGCCATCGCCCTGGCCGATTTGCTCCGAGACCGGCGCGCAACCGTCGTCGTTTACGATTACTGCTTGTTTGCCTGCGCTAGCTACCTCCTTGTCGCATCGTCGAGAACCTTCATCCTGAGGGACGCCCTCGTTGCGTGGCGTCACTTTGGCGCCGGCTCAAATGATTGTTCCGGATTTGCGAGGGCGAAAGACGGGGGCCCACTCCGTCTAGAGGTGGGGTTGTGCCCCAATCCTCCCTTTGAATTTAGAAGCGAATCCGAAGAATTGGAAAGACTCAAAGAGCGATTTTATGGGGAAAGGTTTGTTGATCCTCTTTTTGAATTTCCTCCAGAGAGCTTCACTGTTAGAAGAACTCTGAAAAATATTTTCAAGGGGACAGGCGAATATCCAAATGTCATGTGGACCTGGAACCCGAGATATCATGCAAGCATGATTAAAACGAAAATTGTTTATGAGGCATACCCAAACAGTCAGAGTGAGGTAGACGCGATCGCGGTGCGCCTGCACTTGCGCTACCAAGTCGTCTACGATCCGTAACTATTCCAAAAATTAGATTTAACAGGGACATCCATTGACGCCGAAACAGGAATGTTTCGCGCCTGTCATAGTTTGTTAGCGCTCCCAGCGAATGCGTTGCGCGGCGTTCTTCTAACCTGCCACGGGGAAAGCACATGGTTTCTTTTTTCAGAGATGATCTTTACCGATGGCCTCGTTTGGCAACAATGGGAACTGAAATACCCGAACGCTTGATACGCCGTCGTCCTGCATGGACGGACAATCCACCAGTCGTTCCACCCGCAAATCCTGACAATCCCTTTGGTGATCCGCCGAAACCACCGCATGAAGTGGATCCTCCGAGGGGCAATCCTTATAATGAGCCGGGTTGCTTTGAGCACCCGTACGACCGATCGTTCATTGTAACGAATAATCTCTCTCGCCAGACAGGAGACGAGCCTAGCGGCGGCTTGCTTGGCAGGCTGAATGCGCTGATGCTGGAACGGCAGATTCAACCGGCTGCCGGTTCCGCTTCTATTCCGGACGGCGCATCTGAATATCATCCCGAAACATCCGGAAGCCTGCACGGCGGCTTGCTCGGAAGGCTGCTTGCGCTGCAGATGCAGCAGAGCCAGGTTCAGCCGGAAAGCAACGGACGGCCTCCGCAAACGCCCGACGTTGTGCCATCCCGCAGGCTCGTCGCTCGGTTCGAGCGTTAGCTACGGGAATTCTTTCCGATCTATCTCGCGACTAATTGCAATCCGCTTCTCGCGACGCGGAGATGGAGTGCCGCGAACAATAGACCGCAGACTTGTGAGTGCGGGCAGGAGTGCATGCTATGACGGCCTACGTTCCCGGCATCACGGAGACCGACCTGAAGAAGATCGTTCTCGCCATCCAGCAACTGGCGGCGGGACGATCGAACGCGACGGGAACCGTCACACTCGCGACTGGCGCCGCATCAACCGTTGTATCCGACAATAATTGCGCCGCCGGATCCACGCCGATCCTGATGCCGGCCACCGCCAACGCTTCGGCGGAATTCGGCAGCGGCACAATCTACATCTCCGCGGTGGCGAACGGGTCGTTCACGATTATGCATGCCAACTCCGCCACCACGGGCCGAACCTTTCTCTATGCCATCCACGGCTGAGCTTGTCTGTGTCGATCCCAATCGGGTTCATGAAGTTTGGCCGCATGTCAGCGCTTTGCTGAAAGCGGCCTGCTATCGGACCAAACTCAACGCCTTTGCGGATATCGAGGCTGATATTCTTTCCAGCCGCAGTCTGTTGTGGATGGCCTGGAACGGGCGAACGGTGGAGTCCGCGGCAGCGACCATCCTGATCAATTCCGAGATCGGCAAGGTCTGCATCATCACGGTATGCGGCGGCAGCGACATGAAGCGTTGGCTGCCGCTGATCGGTCAGATCGAGACTTACGCCAAGCGCGAGGGCTGCAAGCGCGTCCGCATCTACGGGCGCAAGGGCTGGCTGCATATGCTCGACGGCTTTGAGGAAAAGCACATCATCATGGACAAGGATTTGAACTGATGGGTGACAACCTGCGACGCGTTTATATCTATCCGCCAATGCAACAAGACGATGGCGCCGCTACAAACCGCTTTTGGCCGCCGGCTAACACCGGTCTTTCCCAGTTACCTGACGATCAATTGCAATCTACTTCCCCGAACTATCCCGGAAGCGATAATAGTCCCGTTGGCGGTCTGCTCGGTATTTCGCTCCGGGGAATGCAGGAGAGCCGCAATCAGCCAGCTGTTGATTCAAGTTTGACTCCAAACGGCGCCCCCCAGCTTGATTCCGACGGGTACGGCGCTCCGCAAGGCGGCCTGCTCGGCCGGTTGGTCGCGCTGCAAGCGCACCCATATCAGCCGTTTGCGGGAGCCAACGGACAGGTGCCATCCCAGCCGCCGGATCCGAATTTCAGACGACTTGTGGGGACTCTCGTTGGACGCGATGGCTCGCTCGGCCCAGTCCGTACCGCTCCGCCGATTGATCGTGCTTCGGAACCGGCGAGCACACTCTCCGGTCGCATGCAGGCCTACTGGGATCATCCCCAGCCTTTTGGCATGGTTTCGGGGCTCAAAGGCGCGCTGAACGGAATCGCACAAGCAGTACAAGGCTCGATCGACGCGACGAGCGTCCTCTCGACGGAAGAGGAAGCATTCAGACAAAATCAGGCGCGTGAACTCGGTCCGAGCGGCGCATTTAATGCCGTGTCTTTGCTGGCGCCTACGACGCCCGCGGCGGCCGGTGGAATTTTTGCGCGGCCGCTCGTCAACGCGCTGCGCAATGGCTTGCCTTCGCTGCCGGCGAGCGCGGGGGCCGCAGGATACGGTGTCAGCCGACCGATTGCTGCTGGCCTTGAAGAGCGCTTTCCTTCCGCCATGAAGTTGCTCCGTGACGCAGGGAACGGCGATCTTCCCGGTGTTATGTCGCATCCATCCACATCCCAAGTCGGTGCAGCGACCCTCAACCTTCAGAATCCAATGAGTTTGCCGCCAATGACGGGCGGTAGATTCTTTGGGCCCTCCGGCGAGAAGTCACTACCAGAGTGGTTCGCTGCTTCACCTACGATGAATGCAGTTCAATCGGGATCGCCGGGACGAGGGATATCGATCCCCCCAATGACGCCCGCGCCCCTACCGCCAATCTACATGCAGGCTAATCCTCGTAGCCGGAACACCTCCCGCATACAATCACGTAAAGCCTATTCTATCGGAAGAGGTGGCGGCGATGATGACGATGTGTGCGAGCAGCGAAAATCGGATGAGATAGGGAGGTGTTATGAACGTGAAGATGACTACGCTGCAGAAGGCATGCTGCAAGCTTGCATAAACCGCGCAATACGTCGATGGGACTTGTGCAATCGGAACGGCGGCCGAATCCCTCGGTTTGAACCGCCAGAATGGAGTACCCGTGACGAGGACGAATGGATCAACGTGAGTCGATAGTAGGCTAACTTCAAAGTTAGCCAATTTTCGATGGTCTTGTAGTGGGATCGGCGAGCAGCGAACGGTTTGGCAATCGTATCGACAGCGTAGGGACGGATGCAGATCTTTAAGCGGAGTCATCTTGACATCGTTCTCTATTTGTTCCAAGTTGGCGACGGTAGCCAATCTGCGTCGGAGCGATAATAGGCCGCCTTAAAAATTGTGCCGAGGGCGCGCGGCGTAGCCACTCGCGCTCATGTTACCGGTTCCGGCCGGAAGCGTAAGATCGCAACGATAGTCTTCGTTGCTCAGCAGGCATTACTTCCACTCGGACCGATGGGAGGTTGTTATCAGGTCTGTCGATTCATACGTGAAGCTTGATCGATGGATCAAAGAGCTACGCCAGGACTTTCCGCTTAATCTGGTGATTGACGCCGTATCAGCGCGGATGCGCGCGGAGAGTGGCAAAGATCGCTATGATTTAGCTCTAAATCTTGTATGGCTTCTGTCTGAAGCCGAAAGGGATCGCGAAGCTCTGCAGATTCAAGACGAGATGATCGAGCAGTTTCCTGACGATGTTCGTTTCCCGATCGGAAAGGCAACACAGTATCTCGATTTTTTGGATGATCCCGAAGAAGCGTTGAAATGTATCGATCTGGCTCTGCGCAGAGCCCATCGCACTGGCTTTTTCCGAAGAGAGGCACTTGGTGTCAAGGCACGGATACTTTTGCAGCTGGGTCGCGGTGAAGCGCTGTCGCGGGTCCTTGAAGAAATCATGTCTCTGCAAATGATGAAGGACGTTCCTGATGTCGGACGCGAGCGTGACTTTGTTGATCGTGCACCACCAGGACTTATTTCAGATGACGTTGTTGCCCGATATAATGAGTTCCGCCCGAAGCGAGCAGGTGATACCAGATCGAACGAGCCTCCGGAATATGAACCTCCCGACGACATGGGATGATGACCTCGCTGCATATTGCTCGCAAGCGGCTCCGAGATGGCGCGCTGGCCGAGGGAAAATGACCACGTTGGTCTTTTTTTGGCTGAAGGAAAAACCGGAGTAGCCAAGTGAAATGGAGTGAGCCTTCTCTGGTGGAATATGAGTTCCGATTTGGTGTGAAACAGCGCCCGGGGCTGGCTCGCTTGGGATTTCCACGTTTGCGGGAAGGGGATCGCGAATGGTCGTGTGCGTTTGAAACCCATGGCCTGAAGGATAATCGGATTCGTTTGGCGCGCGGTGTCGACGGACTTCAAGCGCTGACGATTGCGAGTACCGTAATTCGAAAGTCACTCGATCGACTAAAAAGTATTAGTTCAGATGTTGTGCCGCACGAAGTTGTTTTTCCGAGATACCTGCCTTTTTGCCACGGACTCGAGTTTCATCGGAAACTATGCAAAATCCTCGACGCTGAGATCAAAAAGAAAGAAAGGCAGCTCTCCAGGCGGCGGCTAGGCCTCCGGAAATCGACTTAGTCGTCAAGCTGCCCGTGATCGCTCAAATCGTGACCTACGCTAACACGATGGCGTCTTTGTAGCGAAGTGTGGACGTGGAACATGTCACGCTTGAAGCTTAGCGCCGCTGAGTGTGGAGCGAATACGTTTTATCGTGCTAGCTTTAGCCGTCGACGCTCTTTCATTTTCCGCGTCGCAAATTTTGCAGCGCTGAGCGCATCATTCCTTGTTTGCTGGGACCCGGAGACTTCGCGCGCCCAACAGCCCGACTTCAGCGTTTATGCTCGCGCCGTCGAATTTTGTCGCGGCAATGTGAAGCGTCCCATGGCACTCGATCTCGACAAGCGGGTCTTGTGTTTTGACGGTCAGATTTTTGCCAAACAGGATGTTTCGCTAGCTAACGACCTTGAAGAAGGAGGTCTTTTCGTGGTTCGAAGCCCCGGTGGCGATATAGCCGTTGCTATCACGCTCGCCGATTTGCTGCGAGACCGTCGTGCAACCGTCGTCGTCTACGATTATTGCTTTTCCGCCTGTGCCAGTTACGTCCTTCTGGCATCAACGAAGACCTTTGTGCTGAAGGACACCGTAGTCGCATGGCACTATACGGTCGATCCGTTCTGGTGTCCGTCACTGGTCGTGTCGAGAGATGATAGCCCCAAACGCCTGGAGAAATCGCCATGCTCCGATGCTCCGCCTGAGGTTCAGGATGGAGACAAATATCGTCGGTATCTGAATTACAAATTTTACAGCGGTAGGGCCATCGATCCCTGGTTCGACGACCCTCCGGAAAGTTTCATCATCAGAAAAAAATTAAGAAGCATGTTTGAGGGGACGGGCACATATCCGGACGTTTTGTGGACTTGGAATCCGAGGTATTACGCCAGCTCGCTCAAGACGGAGATCGTTTATGAAGCGTATCCAAATAACCAGGCCGAGCTCGATGCCATGGTGTCGAAGCTGTCTCTGCCCCACGTGATCTACGATCCGTAATGGGCTCTCAAGCGCCTGAGGCTTCGCGGGCACGAATCCTGGAGCAATACTGCTCGTCGCACAGAGCTCGAAGAATTGAATCAAAGCAACCTAATCAAACGAGCTGCACGTCAAACGATAGACCTATTGGAGAGCAAACACGTGGCCTATTCCTTCAGAGACTATTTCCCTGAATCACCTAATTCGCAATTGCGGGATTCGACAATACCCGATTTCCGGAAACCACCAACTCCACCTCCTCCGCGCCTCCCTTGGTGGATCCCACCTCCGGAAAGTCCAAATACATTTGGCAATCCGCCGCAAAATCAGCCGCAGCAACAGCTGCCTGTATCTTCATATATGGGATCCACCAATTCCTGCAGCACCAAGTTCGAAGGATATTCCACGCGCGCTACCCACGTGGCTTCCGCCATCGCTTTCACCTCCGAGAAATGAAAATCCCTTTCCGCCGCCTGAACGTCCACTGCATGAGGTGGATCCCCCGAGGGGAAACCCTTATGATGAGCCGGGCTATTTTGAGTCCCCGTACGACCGCTCCTTTATTGTAACGAAGAATCTCTCAGGCCAGGCGACAGACGAACCTGGCGGCGGCTTACTCGGCAGGCTCAGCATGCTGTCTCAGCAGGGCCGGTTTCAGCCGGCCATCGATTCCGTTTCTACTCTGAACGGCGCACCCGAATATCGTCTGCAGGGCGGCTTGCTCGGCAGGCTGCTCGCGCTACAAATGCAGCAGAACCAAGTTCAACCGATGGCAGAGAGTAACGGACAAACGCCAGAAGCTTGGGACGATATGCAATCTTCGCAGGCTCGCCGTCCGATCCGATCGTTAGTTGCGAGAATTCTTTCCGAACAATCCGACGATCAATGAATTCGCGTCTTGCTGCGATCCCGAAGTATGTGACGGCAGAACGGCCGCTTGCTTGAGATGCTCGCGTCTTTACAGACGCAGCGCAGATACGACGGTCCGCTGCCTCTGCACAAAATATCCTGAAATTATCGGCGACCTGCGACGGGGAGATACAAGAAAAATCTCACCTACGCGCATTCGATAAAAACTGAGGACCAAGTGATCATGGATAAGGAATCAAGATAATGGGCGGTACGTCAACGACATCGCAAACCCAGCAGTCGACCACGGTGCCGTGGGCGGCGGCACAGCCGGATCTTTCCGGCATTCTCGGACAGCTCAACCCCCTGATCCAGAGCAGCGGGTTGAATCCGACTGAGAGCGGCGCGATCAACCAGCTTTCGCAGAATGCCGCGCAGGGCAATCCCTATGCGAGCCAGATCAGCAGCTTTGCCGGCAATCTATTAAACGGGGGCGGAGCGGCTCAGCAGGCTCCCAATCTCCAAACTGGTCTTTCAACGCTGCAGAGCCAGCTCACGCCCTATGCCAACGGCAGCATGATCGGAAACAATCCTGCGCTTCAGGCCCAGCTGGCGCAGATTGCGAGCGACACGACAAACCAGGTCAACGGCCAATTCGCCGCGGCGGGCCGGGATATGTCCGGCATGAACCAGCAGACGCTGGCGCGGGGTATTGCGCAGGGCGAAGCCCCTGTCATCGCCGGGCAATACAATCAGGATGTTGCCAATCAGTTGAGTGCCGCGAATTCGCTTTACGGTGCGCAGAACTCGACAAGCGGATTGCTGTCGGGCCTTAACCAGCAGGGTCTCGCCAATCAACAGCAGGGCGTCACCTCATCGCAGGATGCGCTCAACGCGCAGAATTATACCCCACAGCAGCAACTGGCGCTCGCCCAGCTGACGCAGAGCATTCCGGCGCAAAATCTCGGGCTGCTGGCGCAGATCGGGGTGCCGATCGCGGGCCTCGGGTCTCAGTCCACCGGCCAATCCCAGGGCACGCAGACGGAGTCAGGTGCGCAGCAGTTCGCGCAGATCGCCGGAGGCCTTGGCAGTCTCGCCAAATTCATGCCTTCCGATATGCGCCTGAAGCAGGATATCGAGCCGGTTGGAACGCTGTTCGACGGCACGCCGGTCTACGGCTATCGCTACAAGGGCGCGCCAGCCTATCACATCGGACTCATGGCGCAGGACGTGGAGAAAACGACCCCCAATGCAGTGATCGAAATCAACGGCTACAAAGCCGTGAACTATCACGCCGCCACCGAAGCATCCCGCAGAATAAATCAAGCCGGCTGATGGGCCTGTTCGACGGATATTTTGATCCGGACCAGTTCCGGGACAGCGGCGGCTTGCTTGGCCGGCTGCGCTCCCTGCAGCAGGAGCAGGGGCAATATCTGCCCGGCACGGGCTTCGATCGGGCGTCTTCCGTTGCGCAAGCGCCGGCGGCCCTGTCAATGCCGTCGCCGATGTTGCTGAACAAAGTGCAGCCGTCAGCTGTCCCACCGATGGGTATACAAGATCTGAAATCACAATACGCCGCGCTGCTGCCAATTCTCGGCGATCACAACGCGATGATTGCGACCGTCAATCCCGAAATGGGAAAAACGCTGATCGCGCAAGCGCTGGCGAACCAGCAACAGCCCGGCAATCTTGGCGACGCCATGTCGGCCGGCTACGAACAGCCCGCTGTCTCCGACGCGTCTCCAGACCCGGTCAGGCCTGGCTCGCAATACGCTCAAGGCGCCATGGGGCTTTGTGCCGCGGGGCCAGCGGGATGCGCCGTGGGTGCAGGGCTGACGGCAGGCCAAGCGATCTTGGGTGGGGCGGTGCTGGGGGGCGGCCTCGGCGCGATCATCCTGAAAAGTCAGGATAATTCCTCGGATTCAGGCGACAAGCCGGCGAGCACGCCGATTGGTCGAAGAGGCAACCCGATTGACGTAAAACGAGGTACAAATCAGCCGACCACTATTGGCGGTCGTGTCTACACCGGCCATGCCGCTGACCAGATGCAGGGGCGAGGTATTACCCCGTCAGCGGTCGAAGAAACCATACAAAATGGTCAAACCAGCCCTGGCAATGCGCCTGGCGAAACCGAACACATCGGAACGAACGGAGTGAAAGTCGTGACCGGCGCTGATGGTCAGGTTATAACAGTAATAACGGTCGAGCGATAATGGACGTAGCTTATCAAATTAGTCTTATCACGGGCGCGGCCAGGGATTATCAGGACGGCCTTATGTCCCTGCAGACGCTCATTCATAAGGTTGAGGGTCTTTTGGCTGTCATAGAGGACACCGCCTTGAGCCGCGAGCTTGCTGATGCTTTATTTGCTCTTGAATACGCCAATGCGCACACTTTCATGGCGGATTACGATTTCGAAGCGAAGGGAAAGTTGGCCGTTGACCGTGCCGTCAATGAGATCATTGCCAAGACAGAGACATATTCTTCACACTCAGACTAGTTAGTTGTCGTCAGTTCGGCGCTAAGAGAGATCGATGACACTTTCGAAAGCCGACAATCCGGAAGCCGCCCTTCGAATTTTCATCAACAAAGAGCTCTACTCGAATGGGCAGTGGGTGAATGCCTTTGGCAAGTGAGGCTCAAGGACAGTAAACAAAAGCGTCTTTGCATTTGAGACTAGACATCGTCACAGGTCGAGCTCCAGACGGCCCTGCCATATCGCGCGTTATAGTTTTTGAGCCTCAAGCACTGCGATCTGGAAGAAGTGCCTGTTCGGATTAGCTGAACATCATCGCCCTCGGCGCGTAACCAGCAGCAATTCGATCGCTGGCCATCAAACCCATTGATCGTGACGTTGCGAACGCGAAATTTACCGCGCGATTTGGCGCGCCGACGAACAAACCAATCGCCCCGAAAATGAAAGAGCAAAAGCATGGGTCTCTTCGACAGCTATTTTGATCCGCAGACTTTTTCGGACCAGAGCGGCGGCTTGCTTGGCCGGTTGCTCTCGCTGCAGCAGGAGCAAGGGCAGTATCAGCCGGGTCCGGGATTTGATCAGACACCCTCCGTTCCGCAGACACCCTTGACCGCAACAACGCCCTCACTTCCGCAGACGCCGGACTACGGGCAGACGCAAAACATCGCTGTCGGCGGCTATCAGATGCCGCAATTCGGAAGGGCGGATGTTCCGCAGCCGGTGCAGCAAACGCCGGATCTTGGTGATCGCCTGAGCGCCGGCTTGCAAAACTGGGCCCATACCCCGGTCGGTAATCCCATGGCGGCGATTGCCAATGGCATTGCCGGCCTTGGCTCGGGACAGCGCACCGATCCTGCTGGTGTTGCGCCCCCGCAAACGCCTTCACCAACACCGGCTATCGGCGACCGCTTGAGTGCCGGCTTTCAAAACTGGGCCCATACGCCGGTCGGTAACCCCATAGCCGCGATTGCCAACGGCATTACCGGTCTTGGCTCGGGACAGCGGACCACCGATCCGTCGCAAATTTCGCAAGCCCGGTTCGCAGCACTGAAATCCATTCTCGGCGGCGATCAGGATGCTACCAGCGCGGCGACCGATCCCCTGGCTGGAAATCCACTGATGGCGCAAGCGCTGGCGCGCCAGTCGGCCAATGGTAGGCCGCCCGGTTATGCCGCGCTACCGCCGGCCACTGTCTCGCGCAGGACCAGAGTCAACGTGCCCTGGAGCCTCAAACCTAGTGTCCCACCCTGGAGCATCAAATAATGGCAACGCTTGAAATCGATGGCCAGACCGTCACCGTTGACGACAGCTTTCTGAAGCTCTCGCCGGAACAGCAGCAGGCGAAGGTGAACGAAATCGCAGCTTCATTGAACCTGGACAAATATCGGTATCCTGCAATGATTGATGCGTCGGCAGCGAAAAAGCCGTTGCGACGGCTGGTCGGGAGACGCCTATGACGGAAGCCGATGAAAACATTCCGACCGGCCGCGCCGCCGATCTCGCAAGCGGCGGCTTCGCCGAGATGCCGGACCCGCTCGCTAAAAAGAAGGAAAGCGGGTTTGAGCGCGCGCGGGACGCCGCTGCTGAATTAAGCGCCCAACGCGGCGAGCCGGCGCCGACGATCGCGCGGAATTATGTCGACCGAGATGACGAGGCGGCCGATGGCGCCGAAGCCATCACGCTGGAACGCGGTGCGCGCGATCTGACGGCGTTGCGCAACGATGAGAGCGACGCGGCGCGCGAAGAGGCCGCTGCGCAATTCAGGGATGAGCTGGACAGGCTGCGCGGCAATCACATCCCGAAGAATGACGCGGACGATCCGGAAAACGACCCGGCCAAGCCGGAAGCCAAACCAGCACGGGATGCGAACGAAAAGCCCGCGGCGGAAACCGCCGCGAATGGCAAATTCGACTCGAAACTCGAGGAAGCACTGAAGCATCCGCAGGTGGTCCAGGCCATCGAACAGCGCCTCGGCGCCGCGGAGACCACGCGAAAATCCTACGCCGAGGCGCTTGGCGTCGCCCATGATTTTGCCCGCGCCAGTTTCCTGGAAAACTTTCCGGAGCTTGCCGGGGTGCCGCTGCAGCAATTGCAGCCGGCGCTCGAGATGATGGCGCAGCGGCAACCGGAGCGATTTAGCAAGGCGATGGCGGCGCTCGATCGGGTGGCGCAGCTGCAGGCGGCGCAGCAACAGCAGCAGCAGCACCAGACCGCGGCGGCCCGGCAGCAATTCGAAAGCTTTGCAAAAGCGGAAGACGTGCGTCTCGACACCATGCTGAAGGGCGAAAGCAAACAGACCCAGCGTGCGGTGGCGAATGAAATTATGGCCGGCGCCAGAGAGGCCGGTGTCGAACGTGCCGAGTTCATGCGGCTGTTCCACAGCGATCCCCTGATGCGCAATGCCCATTTTCAAAAGATGATGTACGACGCCGGAAAATACCGGCTGGCGCAGAAGACCGCGTCGAAAGCCGCGGCCAGGGATGTGCCGCCGGTGCAGCGGCCCGGCGTCGCTGCCTCCCGGACATCCGCCAATGCGGCCACCATCAGCGCGCTGACCGCGAAACTCGACCGCACCGGCAGTCTCAGGGACGCGCAGGCCTTGCTCGCCGCACAGCGGCGCGCCAATGCAAAAGGGTAGTTCGATGGCAGACGATCGGGATTTTATCGCGCGCTCGCAGTCGATGGCTGAAAAGATGCACGGCAGCGCAGCGACGGTGGATGCAATGGTACGCGAATTTGCCGGATACGATCCGGCGTGGCGGGTTCTGTCGCTGGACCAGCTTGGCGCTGAGATCGCATGCGACGAGCCGCTGACGCTCAATGGTGCGCGCCGGCTTGCCGACGCCGTGGTCCGCCGCCGTGCGCTCGGCGACATTCACGAGGCGCTGAAAAAAGCCGGCAGGTGACCAGCCCGCTGCTGGCGGCGCTGGCGCAAGCACGTCGGCGCGATAATTCGATGTTTGGAAACTGGTGCGAGCTTAACGGCATCGCATCGTGTCCGGCGGCGCCCGCGGCGGTGGCGAAGTTCGTTGCCGATTGCGCTTCGCTCGGCATCGAACGGTTGTGGCCAGCGGTGCAGGAAATCTCTACCGCGCACGTCTCGTTCGGCCTCGCCGACCCGACGCTCGGCGGCGCGGCTGCAGCAGCCATCAACGACGTCGCCGGCATCGATCCGCCGCGCGCCTGGCCGGACGACCGCAAGCAGCGTTTCAAGTCGCTGCCCTACGATCTGCAGGTCTATGTCGCGGCCCATGAGGCGCGGCGTGAAAAGGAAATTCGCCGCGCGCAGAATGAAGCGGCGGCAGCGCGGCAGAAACTGGCTGCGCTTAAGCAGAACGCTGCGGAGGCAACAGATCAAACTCAAGGACGCGACCGAGAAGAACGCGGAGCGGAGGCGCACGCCACGCCGGCCCCATCACTTCTGCACAAAATATCCTGAAATTACCGACGACAGGTAGTCGGAAGGTGCACCAAAAATCCTCACAGAACGGAGGAAATTCGCGGAGCCTGTGCCCCCGTTTCGCTGGATACCGACGATGATGCGCCCTAAGTATCTTTTGGCCATTTTCGTCGCGGGGAGTTGTTATGGGTCGGATTTTGCAAGAACGCGGCGCTGACGCGCACGCCACGCCGGTCCCATCGCGCCTGCACAAAATATCTTGAAATTATCTGCAACAGGTACCCAGGAGGCGCACGAAAAGTCCTCACGGAACGGAGAAAAGGGATGCGACCGGCGGCCCAATAATCGGAAAGCTTCCTGCCTGTGGTAACAGCTCGATCGTCAGCCCTTGCTGGATGCTTGCAATGAGGTTTCTAAAATATCTTTTGGTCGCCGTCACGCTCGTTAGCTGGGTTGCCGAACTCCTGTTGGAATATGTTCCAGGTTATTCAGAGTGGTCTTTTTATTTCGGATTTGGATGCAGCTTTGCGGTGCTTGTCTGTGCCCTATCGGCGTTGTTTAGAAAAAGTGGAATACGTTCGCAATCTTTTCTCTCACCCTGCTGGTCATTTGTCTTCCTGGATTGGGCGTCACACAGCCAAGTCGATGGCTTGTTGCGACAGGATTTCACTTACACGCTTGGCCAATTGAAGAATATCTATCCAGATGCAGACTTATCACGTTTGTGGAAGACGGCGCGCAGCAGCAGGTCGGCGAATGCCAAGGCCTTGCGACATCGGGCATCACCTGGGAGGTCGTGATCTACGATACGACGGGACAGTTTATGTTGCCGCTGGCGCGGAGAACACAAGCGTGGAAGAACGCCATGGGAATGCTTTCTTCGCCAAAGGTGTTCGCTGAATCCGAGGGGCGCGGATCGCACATTGTCGGACAATTCTACTCCATCGTTATTCGCATTGACGAAGATCAGGGCGGCTAAAACACAATTCTCATCGCAAGCAGATCGCCGAGCCACGCTTCGCTGGATGCCTCAATGACACGACCAAAGTATCTTTTGGCTATTTTTGCCGCGGGGAGTTGGTATGCGTCGGCATTTCTAACTTACCTTATGCCAACCTTAGCAGCCCGGCTTCCGTGGATAGGATTGGCCTGCTGCTTTCCGATGTTTTTCTTCTCTTTGAGCGCCTTGTTTCGGCGGCGATGGAAGGCGGTAGCGATTTTTGTCGTCGCGTGGGTCGCGGTTACTCTCTCCTTTCTCGAAGTCACGGAGCCATTCAGCTGGCTTCGTAGGCAGGGATTCCGCATCCACGCATTCCCGGCGAAAGAGTATCTGTCCGGATGCCGGTTGACTGAGTTTGTAGAGAAGGGCGTCAAACAAACAGTCGGCTCATGTGAAGACTGGGGCGTAGTGTATGAGAGCACTGCTTATATCGTATTCTATGACACGACCGGAGAGATCGCATTACCTGTGTCCCAGCGAACGCCGGAGTGGAAGGACGCGATGTATGATTACTCTCCGAAAAAGGTGCTAAGGGATTCGGAAGGTCGCGCAGAGCGCCTTTCTGGGGATTTTTACAGAGTGAGCATTGATCACGACGAATTTGACGGCGGCTAATATTCTTCACCGTTCGCAGGGGTTTCACCGCCTGCAACGATGATGGCTTGGCGATTAGCGCTACAGCCGACGAGGTTCATGTTCACGTCTACGGAAATAAGGGACGGCCAGCTTGCTGCTATTTCTTCGATGGCAACCACACAGTTCGTCGCAATGCAAGAGACTCCTTGATTCGGCTTCATGTTTTCGAAGGACGAAGACGGAAGGGGAATGAATTTATTCAAAATCCATTGCTCGGCGTTTTATATCTTCAGTTTTTGGACGTGAAGTGACTTTGAAGACACCCACAGAGTCGTGAACTGGCGGCAAGTCTTGCAATAATCCCGGACCAATTCCGGGCGCGTCTTCGGTCGCCCCGACCGTGCTTGCTTGACGATATCTACAAAAAGTAATGAGCCCAGGAGGTGCAGAATTGGCTACGATTGAAAAGCGCTATTTGGCGCCTTTGAATTCTCCAATCATAACGGAAGCTGATCGAACTGGCCGCAAAGAACGCGGCACTGAGGCGCACGCCACGCCGGTCCCATCGCGCCTGCACAAAATATCCTGAAATTACCGGCGACAGGTAGTCGTAAGTGCACGAAAAATCCTCATGGAACGGAGAAAATTCGCGCAGCCTGCTTCGTACTAGCGAGCCAGTGGCCCCGTTTTGCTGGATGTCTCTCATGACGTCGCCAAAGTATATCCTGGCCCTCTTCGCTCCGATAAGTCAGTACGCCGCGCATTTTTTTTATTACCTCCTTCCAACTGTTTTCGTTTGGCTTCTCTGGATAGGCTTCGCCTGTTGGATTCCTCTGTTATTTTTTTCTGTAGACGCCTTGTTTCGGTTCCGATGGAGGGCACTAGCGATTTTCGCTGCCGCGTGGCTCGTGGTTTCTCTTCCCTATCTTGGAATTACAAGGCAATTGTACTGGGTTCATGTACTGGGCTTCCGCATCCATACCTCGCCAATTCAAGAATATTTGGCCCGATGCCGATTGACAGAATTTGTTGAGAAGGACGTCAAGCAAACGGTCGGAGTTTGTGAAGACTCCGGAGATGCCCTCGTCTCTTACGTTGTATTCTACGATACAACGGGAGAGCTCGTTTTGCCCTTGCGCGAGAGAACACCTGAGTGGAAGGACGCGATGTGGCATTATCCTCCGAAAGGGGTGCTCAGAGACTCGGAAGACCGCGCAATTCATCTTTCTGGAAATTTTTACAGGGTCGGCATTCTTGCAACGGAATTTGACGGGGACAGCGCCCACTAGGTCTCTCTAGCTTCGCTGTTGGCAGATTGCGTTGCCCGCAAAATTCCTCACAATCAACGGCAAGCCTGTCGTGGACCCGACACCGGGAGGTATCTCAGGATACCTATATCTATGCTGACGGTTCGGACCGAATCAAGACGGGAACCATTCTCGTGCCATTCTTGCAGAGGTTGCCAAAAATGAGCGTTGAGCCAATTGTATGCTCCTCCACCCCGCTCCGCCAGCTCCCTTGGTACACCGGCTAGACGAGTCACATAGCCAAAATGGTAGGATGCGCGGCGCTGACGCGCGCGCCACGCCGGTCCCATCGCTCCCGCGCAAAATATCCTGAAATTATCTGCAACAGGTAACGGGGAGGTGCACGAAAAGTCCTCACGGAACGCAGAAAAGAATGCAACGAGCCGACCAATAATCAGAAAACCGCCTGTTTGTGGTAACGGCCCGGTCGTCGGTTTTCGCTGGATGGTCACCATGAAGTTGCTAAAATATCTTTTGGTCGCGGCGACGCTCGTAAGCTGGGTGACCCACCAACTGCTCATGTACGTTCCCGGCTTTTCGGATTGGTCGTTCTTGGTTTGCGTTGGATGCATCAACATCTTATTTGTCTGCGCCCTGTTGGCGTTGATCAGAAGAAAGTGGAATACGCTCGCGATTTTTTGCGTTGCCTTTGTCATTATCTTGCTGCACCAGCCAGGCCAATGGCTTCAATCGACGGGATTTCGTATCCACGCCTCGCCAATCGAAAAGTATCTGGCCCAATGCAGGCTGGTCACATTTGTGGAAGACGGCAAGAAGCAGCAGGTCGGTGAGTGCCAAGGCGTTCCAACTTCGGATATTACCTGGGACACTGTTATCTACGACACAACAGGGCAGTTTGTTTTACCACCAGCTCAGAGAACGCAGGGTTGGAAAAGCGCCATGGGGATGCTTTCTTCGCCCGACGTATACATTGAATCTGAAGGCCGCGCCTCGCATATTTTCGGAGACTTTTACGTCATCGGCGTCCGCATTGATGAATTGCAAGGCGGCTAAACCACAATTCTCATCCCAAGCAGATTGCATTTATTAAACGTTGATTGCTCGACGATTAGCACCACTATCATTACAGCTATTTCTTAGGAGAGGGGACACAAAATGTCAGACCGAATATTTTATGTTGGCTCCGAGAAAGACCGAAAATTTACGGGTTATGTCCCAGCCAAATTTATCACGCTTAACGGTCAGCCTGTCGTCGACCCGACACCGGGTGGTTCTCAGAACGCGTATATTTATGCTGATGGTTCGGACAAATATAAGACGAGGGGAGAGATCGCAAATCCAAATAATTACCTCATCGTTCCCGCTAACTACACCGAGCAGCAAGCCCGGGCCTTCGCAGCCGATGTCGCAAATACCCTGAACCAGGTTTATCCGAAAGATGCAACGGGCATCATGGGATCGATGCGAGCGCGGGCGCAGATGATCGATGCTTTCAGCCAAGGCGGTTCGCAAGATTTGCAGCGAAACCCGCAGTGGGGAATTCCGGAGGGTTCTGTCGTTCCAGCGTTTGTTGGTAGTGCCTCCTACCATCTAGGATCCGTAACCCGCTGGTCCGGAATACCACGGGAGTGGGCGGAGATCGGTGGGGGAATGGCGAACCTGGAAAACCGTTATATTAAACAACCCTTTAAATATTTGACTAGTGGTAAGTGGGACTCAATTGATACAAGCGGGCCTCATTTTCTTTCTCAGCAAAACTACGACAACTTTTCCAAGGGTTATGCCAACGCAGATGTAGCGCGCAACGGGGCATCGCCGATCAGTGACTTCGGTTACCGGCCGCAGGCTCAGTACCCAGCAGGCCAGATCGGCGATGGAAACGGCCTCGGTGTCGGGGACTGGCGGTTTCCGCTCGCCGGCATCGACCCTTCCAATCCGTTGCGATCCGTGCAGCCGCCGCAAACCGGCGGAACGCTCGAGAAGTATAGCGACAGGTCGGTACAGCCATGGACCGATCCGCCGGTCTGGGGTTTTTCGGATAATTCCGCGACGTTCGACAACCGCTTTGGAAGCGGGAGCTTTCCTCCGGCAAGCGGTTCGACCGATATTCCCGCTCCACCGGCGCCTGAGCCGCAGAACTCCCAGGGCTCGGCGCTTCCCTATGCCGACGAATACGATCAATACCAGCGCCAGCTGAACGGCAACCAGCCGCAGGCGCCTATGTTCGATCCGACCAAGCCGCCGCCGCCCTTTGACCCTTCGAATCCTTACGCACCACTCGCCAGCGGCAGCATCGGCAATTGGATACGCTCCCTGGCCGGCGTCGACCCTGAGCATCCCACGCAGCTTGTGCCGTCGATCTTCAGTCCGCTCTATCGGCGTTGACCTGACCTGGGCGGCGTAGTCGCGGTCGCTCGGCAAACTATCCGTCTTCCAATAACCCACACAGCAGGGAACAGATGGCATTGAACATGACATTAAAGGATACGTCGGCGACAAGCACGCCGCCGCTTGAAGACCGAATCAAACAGATCCGCGCCGATATCGACGCCATCATCGATGCGAAGGCCGAAGCCGTGGCGAAGCAAAGTCCGGGCGTGCCCTTGGGCGTGATCCGCAACCTCCTGACCGCCCGCGCGCCGGCATGTCCCTGTGCGCAATATCTCGAGATCACTGGCGGCGAGGCCGGGTAAGGTCCGACGGCATCGGAGGCTGCGCGCGGGCATTTTGAGCCTGTTAAGAACCCGCCATTTTTATCTCAAAAAGACGAACAGCCGCGATCGGCGACCCCGGAGGTCGCCGTTTTCATTTCAAGGGAAACCAACATGACACTTTACAAATGGTCACAGACGGCCGCTTCCGACGCGACGGCGGACGCGACGATCAACTGGCAGGAAGGTCAGGCGCCCTCAACCGTGAACGACAGCGCCCGCGCCATGATGGCCGCGACCGCGAAATACCGCGATGACATCGCCGGCGCGATCGTCACCAGCGGTTCAAGCACGGCCTATACGGTTTCGTCTTACGAGGTATTCGACACACTCGCTCATCTCGGCGGTCAAATGATCGCGTTCACGCCGCACACCACGAATGCTGCGACGGTGACGTTGAACGTGGACTCGCTGGGCGCGAAGCCGTTGCGTTCCGCGCCGGGCGTTGAACTTTTGGCAGGAACGATCATTCAAGGAACGCCCTATATCGCAACCTATAATAATTCTGATGGGGCATTCTACCTTCATGGATTTTACGGCAACCCGTACAATGTGCCGCTTTGCTCCGGACTGGATTATTGGGGAACGACTGCGCCTAACAGCGGCTTCGTATTTCCTGCGGGACAGGCTGTTTCACGATCCACTTACGCAACCGCATTTGCGATCCTGGGAACGACATACGGGATTGGGGACGGGTCGACCACGTTCAATCTGCCGGACAAGACCGGCCGCGCTTCCGTGATGAAAGAAGCGGTGGCAACGCGGCTGACGACTGCTGGGGGTGGTGTTGATGGTGCCACGTTAGGCGCTGTCGGCGGCGGCCAGAACGGAACAATTCTGCAAGCCAACTTGCCGGCTGCAACTCTAACGACGACTATCACTGATCCGGGTCATCTTCACGGGTTCGGATTGAACGGATTGTGGACAAACCAATTCGGCGGAGCGGTCGGCACTAGTAATCCGCAAGCCAACAGCACCATCGCGACGCAGACAGCTACCGCAGCAACCGGAATCACAGCATCAACGGCGTTGGGTGGCTCTGGAACGGCATTCAAACTCGTGCAGCCGACCATCGTCTGCAATTACATCTTGAGGATTATCTAATAACGACCGGCCGAGTGATATTCGTCGCGAAAAAATCGGAAAACCCGGCGCCGTCTGAAAACATCTCGACTTTGAATCCTTGCTTCTCAAGAAAGTGACGTTGATGGGCGGGATCGGAAAAGATCGTTCGATGGGATTCGCCCACTATTGCTTTGACCTTGTGAAGCCTGGTCTTTAGCCGTTTGAAGATCGGAAACTCCCATCCCTCGCAGTCGATTTTTATTAAATCGATAGGGCCTTCGATGCTGTCGAACAGTTTGGCGATATCTAGCGTTTTGACCTCTTCGTCATTGCCAGATCGTGAGGTTGACAGATGATTTCCTCCAGTATTTTCCGAACTAATCTTCAAAATCGAGGTGCCAACGCGGAACGATGCTGCGGCATTGATGGGAATGATTTTCTCGGCGAATCCGTTCAACTCAATGTTCTTTCGGATCAAATCGAAATTGGATTTCAATGGCTCTAATGCATAGATCTTGCCAGTGATCTTGGCCTGCCGTGCGAGGTGAATACTGAAACTGCCAATGTGGCCGCCGATATCGATGACGTTGGCGAATGTCACCAAGTTTCGTTCTTTCAGAAGCCGTAGATAGTTCAGAGTTTCGCCAGCTATGGCGGCGTCCCATGTTCCCTCGCGCACCAAGAAGGTTGACCCAGCCAGACTCGCGACATCGCTGCTCATCGCAGGTTGGCCTTGCACCAAGGCTGGCGTAGGATCGGCTTTATCAGCGTGAGGGGGCTCAGCAGACAGCCGACGCAATAAAGATCTGCCGGCGCCAATGATGGCTCTGTCGGTCCCGAATGCATCCCGGAGATATAGAAAGTCTCTGATCCTTGACATCGACGCGACCTCTACCACCACAACCCCACGTCGCATAGCTACTTCAGCCGCCTTCGGGCGGTTTTTTCTTGGAGCATCAATGACCGATCTCGTAGCGCTAAAGGCAGCGAACACCTCCCGCTGGACAAATGCCAGGTCATTGCGAGCGGGAAGTTTTACCGCCGTCGCGAAATATCTGATCCTGCCGAATGCCAAGGGCCGCTATCAGACGGTTTCGGCCAAGACCGGCGTGCCGTGGGCTTTCATCGCAGTTGCCCACGAGCGGGAATCTTCACAGGACTGGACCGCTTCGCTGGCGCAGGGCGATCCCTGGAACAGGGTTTCCGTTCACGTCCCCGCAGGACGTGGCCCGTTCAATTCATGGGAAAAGGCGGCGATCGATGCTCTTGTCAACTGCGCTCCCTATGCCGCGCGTAACAAGGACTGGAGCATCGGCGGCACGCTAACCATGCTGGAGCAATATAACGGGCTTGGCTACGCTTCGCGAGGGATGCCGTCGCCCTACATTTGGTCGGGGACCGATCAGTACAGGTCCGGCAAATACGTCCGTGACGGCGTATTCGATCCGAATGCGATAGATCAGCAGCTCGGCTGCGCCGGTCTGCTGCTGGCAATGATGGCGCTCGACCGCACCATCAGCTTCGACGGCAAGATGCCGCCCATCGTCATCCTGCCGTCCACGCCCAATCCGTCGCCTCCCGACATTCCAAAACCCTCGATTTCGAATCCGTCAAAGGGTTCGATTGGCGCGGCTATCGCGTCCGTTCTGTCTGCCATCCTGGCAACTTTCAAAAGGAAATAACCCATGACTATTTACACCATCGGTTTCGCATTTGGTTTCGGGTGCGGCGGCGCGCTGATTTGGTTCGGAAAAGACAAAATCCAGCAAATGGTGATTGGCGCCAATGCGCTTTCCGCCAAGCTTCACGCCAAGGCGGATGCCCTCGTGGCCGTCGCCAAGAAGGTCTAAAAATGTGGGCCAAGGCTAAAACCTTCTGCCTGAACTCCCTGACGATTGCGTGGGGTTACTTCCTCGCATTCGCCGGGGCTGTCTTGCAGGGTCTGGATTCCATCGCGGATGCCTTGGGTGACCCGGGCTTGAAGGATCAAATCAGCGCGTCGATCGGCGATGCAAAGACCGCCGGCCGCGTCCTCCTGGGCATATCGATTGTGACCATCGTCGCCCGTCTGCGTTCTCTCAGGAAAGCACCTTGAAATGTGGATGGCTATCTTAAGTTTTCTCGGCGGCCCCGTCATCAAGGGGTTGATCGACGCCTACAATGCAAAGCTGAAAGCGGGCAACGTCGAAAGCAAAATCGCCGCCGATTTGGCAGCGGGCGAAATCGCAGCGCAGGTCGCGGAGACCAACGCGATCATGCAATATCGCGTCGCGGAGATCGGGCACTGGTATGAGCCCGACAAGCTGATGGGATATTTCGTCGCACTCTATTTCGGCAAGCTGCTGATCTGGGACAAGGTAATGGGGCTCGGCGTGACCGAAGCGCTCGGCGGTTTTGCGGCGACCACCGCCAACCTCGTTGTTTCCTTCTACTTCGTAAAGCGCGGATTTGAAAACGTCGCGCGGATCATCAAGCGATGAACGAAATACCGCAATGGGCCAGCTTTGCCGCCGCTCTCATCGTCCCGGCCCTCGCCATTCTCGGTTTCTGGATGTCGCTTTCGTCGCGACTGACCAAAGCGGAAGTCACCGCGTCGGAGGCCGAGGATGACGCCAAGGAAGCCAACGAAAAGGCGACGCTGCTGTCGGCCTCATTCGCGCTTTATCGTGAGCAGATCGCGCGGGAATACATCCATCGCGAAGTCATGCGAGAGGTTGAGGATCGGCTGACCCAGGCCATCGAGAGGCTTGGCGACCGGCTGGACCGCGTTCTGGAGCGGTCAGGGTTCGTTCCGCAGAAATGATCCGCACCCTCGTTGTGGTTTCAGCACTTATGCTTCCATTTCCAGCGCAAGCCATCCCCTGCTGGGTCGTCAGGAAAGCTGTCGCCCAATATGGCGAAGCAGCAGTGGAATCCTGGGCGCGAGCAAAAGGTATTTCAGACAAGGAAATCGAGAAGGCGAAACGATGCCTTAGGTGATTCCGCTGATGCTGGATGCTCACGATTAAGCATTTTCAGACTACCAGGCGCTTTGACATGGGGTAGCCGGAAGGTGTGCCGAAGTTGCCGGCCGCGGGTCCGTCTTCAGAATACTCTCTGGCGAGGTAGAAGCGCCGCGCCGTTTCGGTGCTGGTGAGCGTGCATCGCTGGTTTCCTCGTTCCATCGCGCGCGCTTCGAGAGCGTCCAGCAATGCTCTACTGACACCGCGAAATCTCGCATCCGGTGACACGTAGTTGAGTGTGATCTCTCCCATGTCGGTGACAGCACCCACGGCAAGGATGCTGTCGTCCTCGACGGCGATAAGCAGCGAGTTACCGGGTCGGATCCACAATTTGAATATCTCAGGCGTCTTGTTGCTCAACCATCGCTCCAGAATGGCCGGGTCGTTTTTGTGGTCGGCGATGCACAGTTCCACGATCGACCGCCGCATGATTTGGCAGGCGGCTGACGCGTCTTCCGGAACGGCATCCCGAATTTTCATTCCTGCACTATTCCCCAGGCGTCATCAGTGGACAAGCCCGTGATAACGGGCGTCTTGATTCGCAGCGACCTTCTGCGTGTGACGAAAAACCTCTGCCGTGCAGAGGCCGCGATTTTTGAAGGCGTGATTTTAAGGGCCTGGCCGATGTACGGGATTCGCGAGGTCGATGGTTATGACGACGACATCGCGGACACGCTGGCAGACCTTCACCGCCTGACATTCTTTGACGGCGCATCGGTTCCGGCATTCGATCGGGGGCATTGGTGGCTGGCGTATCACGAGACCATGCCGGTCGCGTTTGCCGGGGTCATTCCGTCCACGCGCGCCTTCAACGCGGGATATCTCTCCCGGGTCGGTGTGCTGAAAAAACACTGTGGTAACGGCCTTCAATTGCGCCTGATGCGTGCGCTGGAATCGCGTGCGCGACATAATGGATGGAACAGCATCGTTTCCGATACCACCGAAAACATCGCGTCCGCGAACAACTTTATCCGGGCCGGTTATCGGTTGTACCAACCGCAAACGCCATGGGCCTGGCCGAATACGCTGTATTGGCGCAAATCCATCAAGTGA